TCTTGCATGGTATTAATTTCATCTTCACTATACCATTTTGTAAATTCAGAATCATAAACACCTAATTCGATACACTTGTTGATGTGATCTTTCAAATGCGGATGCTCCCATAATCTATGATGGAGAGATTTTCTTAAACTAAAAAGAAGCAAACGAGCAGCCACATATTGATAGTTAGGATTTTCTAGTGAGATTAAATCACTAGCAGACCTAATGAGAATTTGTTGTATTTCGTCTGTTGAAATTTTATCGTAGAATTGTAAACCACTTGACATTTCTACTTGTGATTCAGATACACCTGTTAAGTCTTTACAGGCGTGTGCAACCATTTCGTGTATTTTTTCTAGATCAAGAGGTTCTGTCCCCCTACTATTTCGTTTAATAACATTAATATTGTCTGGTGACATTAAACCTCCTTGTAATTATTTAATTGTTGATACGCTGATAACTTTGAAAAAGTATTACTATCTATAATAGTTTGAATCTCTGCTGAAGTCATGCCAGCAATAATCATATCGTTGATGTCTTTGTATTTCAATGACTTTGGCCAGATACAGCATTTATAATTTTTTTCTATTAATCGTTGCATTTTTTTTATGATTTCTTCGTTTCTTGGTTCGTTATCAAATACATAAACTGCATTTTGTTTTAGTGTAGATATTTCTAAATCTGAACCTGCAGCTGCAACAGCATTTGTAAGAAACAAACTATCTATTGGACCTTCTGTTATATATACTTTTTTTGTTACATCTAATCTATCAAGACCATAGATTCTTCTTTTGTTTTCATCTAACTTAATTGTAATATATTTTGGTTGTTCATTACCAAAGGCACGACCTTGAAATGCAAACATTTTGTTTTGATCTAAGAATGGTATTACAACTCTAGGGTGATCTTCTTTGATAACAGGAAACTTATTAGGTATGAGAGTATTAACCCAAGCCATAAACTTATCAACAAGAAAAAACTTGTCAGCATAATCTTGTAATTTTCTTTTTTCAATAAAAAGTTTATATGCAGGATGTGTAGGAATTTTATCAAGTCGTGTTAAATCTTTTAATTGTTTATCATCAAACTTAACTGGTTCAAATTTAAACTCTGGTTCTTGTACAGTATTATTATTACCTGATTTATATTTTTCTATGATGTATTCTTTATGTAATTGTGGATCAATATACTCTATAAGTTTGCTAAGTGTTGTGCCTTTCGAACAGTTATGACATTTGTAAAAAAATTCATTTTTAATTACATAAACAAAACCTCTGGCCTTTGATCTGTTCTTTTTACTATCACCACAATACGGACAACGAAAATTAAAAAGATTTCTTGACTTCTTTTTAAATCTGTCTAATCTAGGGGATATATTATAGAGGTATTGTAAATCAATCATGGACACATTATATATTATTTTTGAAGAAAAGTCAAGGGAGAAATGGGTGCGACATTCTGTCAATGATCGCAACCAAAACCCTTATATTGTGTTATTTTTTGATATTGTAAGCAGGAGGGAATCTTCCGTCAATTTTGTATGAGTTATACGCCCAATACCAATCTTTCCCATATTCGCTCTGGCAGAATGACTTAATGCCAGCATCTGAATCAGTAGTATCGTTAGAAAAGATATGACCAATATTGAGAAAAAAATCCGCTGCTCTTTGTGTGAGATTGTACATAGCAGTTTTCCTTTCATCTATAATATATAACATATTTTTGATGAAAAGTATAGTGTTATGTTGAGAAATCAGATATCTTCGAAATGCATAGACCGTGAATAGTTTCTATGCGTTTACCAAATACCCATATCCATAGATGCTTGTAGCATAAAGCCTAAAAGGATAGCGCCGCCTATAATTAACCAACGCCATCGCTCTAGGACTCCCACCCTACTATCTAAACGGTTCGTAACTTGATCAATTGCCTCTCGTAATTCTCTTGACTGTGTACTAATTCTAGAATGTAGTTTTTCTAAATCTTGTTCCCATTCCCTACGCCTTTCTTCTAGAATGGCAAATAGGTCTTCTTGTGAAGTATCTACTCGTCTGATCTTTTCTTCATGAACGGCAAGCATAGACTTGATACTAGCAGAGATATCTGTCAATCTTGTAATCGCATCATCTAATCGTTGATGAACTTGATTAGACGAATTACGATCTGCCTTGAGTGTAGCGATATCTTTAATCAGATCCTTGATTTGGTTCCCGTTCTCCACCTTCGTAATACTCCTTATAACTTAATATGATTTGTTGTTGTTCGTATAGTTTATTACGAATGTCAGCGAAGTTTAGTGACAGTTTTTTATACCCTTCGTCTGTTACAGCGAACAAGGCATAATCTCCACCTTCTGCTTTCACCTTTTCCATAACCTCATCAACATTATCTTTTGTTACTACAATCCACTCGACATCTACTAATGATAGTGGTTCTGGATTAGGAAGATTAAGAGGTTCTCTTTTCTTCTCTATTTTGTAGTTACTAATTTCTTTGACTGCTAGTCCTGAACACCCACTAAGGAGTAGGCCAAAAACTAGGACACTCACGATTAGGCGTACCATTTAATTCTTCCTCTGTTAATGGCGAACCACTTGCAATCTCTACACATCTAGCTGCACTTTTGCTCGCCCCATTAATAATTCTTTCTACAAGACCGGGTTTGTTTTCTGCAAGATTACCAATATCATGTTTACCTAATCTATTTGATAAATCTGCTTTATCTTGTTCTAGTTTCTTATTTACTTCTTCTAATTTAGTTAAAGTATCTCGTATCTTTCGAAAGTCCTCTGCTTGTTTCTCAATAACTTGTTTTTGTTCTTCAACAGCGCCTTCTAACTTTAATTGATTTTCTTTTAGTATTGCGTTATCTTTTTGTAATTTCTGAACATACAGGTAACCACCACCAGCACCTGCCAACATTACTAAGACTAAACCAATTTTAAGACTACTGAACATCCTCTACCATCTTCTCTCTACATAGACGATAGTAAACACCCATATTGTGATCTTGGAAAGCATCCCAAGTTTTATTTTGCATAAGACCTCTGTAAGTTCCTTTTAACCATTGCATAAACATAAAACCACGATTGAATCCCTCTCTAGGTAAACCATCAACATCAAAATAGATAAAGTGACCACCATCACCAGAAACATGATTATATCCTAACCATTCTGGTGGTACTCTTGTCACGATATCATTATTATTGCGATATCTATATCTCTCTTTTGATTTAAAAGATTGAATAAACTTTTTACCACCAACTCTTGGTGATCCGTATGTATATAAGTGTGTCGTTTCTGTATTCCATCTACTCGCAGCCAATGTTGCAAGAGCGCCACCTAAACTGTGACCTGTAAAGAATACATGTTCTTTTTTCTGTTTTGTTAACCATTGAGATACATCTTTCCATACTTCGTTCAATGCGTCTCTAAATCCTCTGTGAACAAAACCAGTAGGACACTTTACTTTTTTTATTTTTAAATCTGCTTTTATATCGTTCCAGTCTGTTGGTTCTGTGCCTCTAAATGCCACACAGGCAATCGCACCATCATTCCAACAAAATACTTGTGTGCCATCGACATCAAACATTACTGATTCTGGATCAAATTCTTTTTGAAATGCTCCTAAATTCTGATAGGCATAGAAACTTGCCTTTGCCATAATTGTAGCATTTTTCCAATTATGTTCTTTACTTACCCCTTGCATGTTTTTTCCTCGCTGTTATATTCATCATTGGTTTAAATGTACCCAAACCTGGACCTTTTGCTGTTGCATTAAGAGCATATGCTTTTGTTGGATACGGTGATTTCATATTACCAATACTTGCAATAGGTCTGTGTTGATCCACAGGTATGAATGAGCCTATAGCGTTCTTTAATGTTTTGAAACCTTGAACATTACCATTCATCATTTTTCTCATCATCTTTTGTTGTGTTTCTTGCAACTTGTTATAGAAATGCATTACTGCTTCTGCTGTTGCAACATCCACTTTCATTCTACCACCTTTATCGAACACAATCTTTTGAATTTGTTTTTCTTTGATTATGTTTTTTAATATTTCAATATTTTCATGATGATCTGTAAATGGACCATCATATAAAAACTCGTTTGCTTTTTCTTCTATGGTTTGATGTGTACCTATATTATCAATACTATTTTTAATCTGTTTGATGATATTACCATATTTCTTTTCTTCATCAATGCCATGTTTCTTCTTTGCCATATTCATAGCAGTCGCATACATTACAGACTTTGCCTTAGCACCATATCTTTTTACAAATTCTGCTTTCTTTGGTTTTAAATCTTTAACAAATTTTTCTGCATCATCTAAAACTTTTTTTGGTAAATCTTCAGCTTCTCTGATACCTCTTGATATCTTATGCCATTGACCACCCCCCATACGATTATGTCGTATTGCTCTAACTTCACCAGATTGTGAGTTTTGTAAAATTAGTATACCTTGTGGATTTTTTATTGCCCATGAATATATCGCACGGTGACCTTCATCTTCCATATTTAAATACTTTGACCACTTTTCAAACTTCTTCTTGCCTCGTCTGAACATATCAAACAACGCAGGACTAACATTAAACTGTTTTGTTTTTCTTTTCTTAACTTTTCTTGCCGTAGGTGGCATAGACACAGCACCATCACCAGCCACATTAGCAATTTCTTCTTTCTTTAAAGTTTCCTTTAATGCTAATAACTGGTTACTAAAATCTGCGAATGTTCTCATTATAGTTCGTCTATGTCCTCTATTGTTACTAACAATACATTCTTTGTTCTGTCGTGTATGACTTCAAACACATCTTGTCCCATTACTGTATCTTTTGGTGATTGATCTGAAAATACTGAAACAGTATCACCAGACTTACCAACCACTTTATCATCTTCATCAACGCCAACATCATTTACAAGTTTGTATTGACCTTTTAATAGTTTATCAGCGAAAGCAATTTCTTCTCTGATTTCGCCATCTTCTTCTTCAAGTAAGTCATTGTCTTTTAAGTATTTATAAAACTCTTTTTCGACTAATTGTCCGTCACTATCATGATATTCATTAACATGTTCTTTAATAAGAAATAGAGCGGCAGCATAACTCGCCAATCTGGACTTACCACCAGGAACTTTTTCAATCAATTTCTTTACATTGAAAACTAACCTGTGTAAAATAGTATATGCTCGCCTTTCCTCTATTCGTTCAAGATCCTTATATTTTTTTAAAACTTTACCTCGTTCATCAATAATACCTAACTTAAATGCTTCAGTTTTATCGAAAGGGGTAACTAGAAGTTTTAAAAAACGAAATGTTATAAATGCATCTATTGCCGGACTTGCCATCTATATACCTTTTAATGTTTCCATCAGTTTGTCATCTATCGAAATTTGTTTTAGTTCGCTTAAATCAATATAATCTAAGAAAACTAAAAATGTTTTCAAGACCGACCAGTGTTCTTGACCTATTTTGAAGAACAGTAAAACCTTTACTGCCTCTGGACCAAAAACATTTTGCAACACTATGATATGATTCATGATTAAGCGTTCTTTTAATATACCTGTTGTAGAGTGTTTTTTAAACAATCTTTTCAGATATTTAAATCGCTTCATGTCATCATAAAACTCCTTTTCGCCTACGGCTTGAGGATTATCATAATGTTTTATAGCAAACATAAGGACATTGTCCTTTGTCAGTCTTTCAAATTTCATTGACCTACGCTAATTCAGCGTAAACCTTACATGCTCCGTTATCTAATGTTTCGTATCTTAACTTTAATTGTCTTTCAATACCGTCATCATTTTTAACTTCACCTGCAGGTTCTTCACCTGTTTTTCCATATACGCCACCAAACTTTGATAGAGGAATGCTTACGCTTCCACTCTTATCAGCCATCTCTGGTAACTCGCCTACCATCTCAACACCTAAACCGTGTAACTTACTTCTTAAATGATTTACTGCAGCCATTGGATTAATATGTTCCATGCTTGCAATAGAACCAACAAAATTGTTTATTCTCGCAACAATCTCGTCTGATGTAATATCATTTAAATTTAAGTCACTATCACTAGGAGCATTGACTGGAGTAGTTTTTTCACTTATGTTTTGAAATTCTTTAAATGATTTCATCTAACATCTCCTTTGATTCCCTCAGGTCATCACCCATGATTTCCTGAATAACTTTTTTCTTTTTCTTTTTCTTTCTATCTTTATCCATAGCTTCTCTTTCAGCTTTTGCCGCCTTAGATTGTCTATAAGATACCTCTAGTGCTTCTTCTTCAGCTTTTACAGGATCTACTTTTTCAATGTAAATAGATCCACCTGCGCCATATCTAACCTTGTTTGTCATTTTGTTCCTCATTGGCAGGTAATTCACTTATTAACTGTTCACAAACTTGTATCGCACCTGAAATAGCGTTGAGATCAGCATTTGCTTTTCTAATAACATCTTGTGATGTTTTAATTCTATCTTCAACAACTATCTTGTTTTCATTCAAAGTTTCAAGTTTTTTATCTAATGTTTCTTTTGTTATAGTCATAATATCTCCAAGTTAGGGGGACCCGAAGGTCCCCTTATTCATTAAGCTAATGTGCAACCTTGATTTGCAAGTAAGTACCATTGGCTGTTTGTGAACAGACAAATAGCAGCGTCACCTGCATCATTGAAAGTTAGTGTAGAACCTGAACCAAAGTTTGTTGGTGTCAATGTTCCGTCACCACCATCAGTTACCATTACTAGAAACTTGATCTGTCCTTCGACACCATCAGCTAGTGTTAATGCGTCTGCACCTGTGGTAGTAATCTCTGTGATTGCTGATACAACATCAACTGCACCTGCACCTGAAAGTGCCTGTGTTAAACCAAATACTGGTGTTGCGTTGATTTGTACTTGATCAGCAGAAGCGTCTACCAATAAAGCTGTAGAGTAAGAATTAGTTTCTGCTCTAAGGTCTGTTTGACCACTTGCTTCGTTGATTACAACTTCTCTGTTTGCACCATCAACTCTAAATGCTTCTTCATCATCATTTGATACAATGAAGTCTGAGTCTGCCGCATCACTATTGAAAGTAATGTTTGAACTTGCACCTGGGTTGATTGTGACTGCTGTAGGTATGTTCGCCATGAAACTGGCTACTGATATCTTTTTGTTAATTGGTGTTCCTGACGGATCATCAATAACATGTAGTAAGTCAGCACTTGCGATATTACCTGATCCTAGATCAGTAAGTGCTGTAATTTTCTTATCTGCCATTTTTTACTCCTATAAACCCTCTCGGGAATGCTACTGGAAGTATGCATACGCTTTTCTTCCATCATTGTTATGAGGGCGAATAACTCGCCCTCGATTAATTTATTTATTATGCCGCTACTGTAATAGTACCTGCCGCTGTACCAATGCCAGCAGCATTAGTAATTGTTGCGTTGGTAGTAGATGTAGCCACATCTTTGATTGTACCAGAGTTTAGTGATATTGCGTTAGCACCAATTGATAACACATCACCAGCATTTGTGGCTGCGTTTGCAGCTGCGATTGTTTCTCTAAATACTAATTCGTTTGTACCAGTACCAGAGATGTAATCTGCTGTTAAGTTTCTAGCTGGTGTATCATTTGTAATCGTTAAGTTTGGTGTACCACCTGATGTATTTACAACAACTGGTTCGTTAAATCTTACTCTTACATCAATGTTACCACCATCTGATTTATCAAAAGATGTAGTAATAAACTCGATTTCTGTAATATCTGCAGCACCAAGAGAAGCTGATAGACCGCCAATAGCGACTAAAACTTCTTCGTCTGCTGAGGTATTGTCGTTTCCTGAAAGTGCTGAACCTGCTTCCCTTACCCAACCTTTAGTATTTGCAAAGACTTCTTTTTTCTCTGCTGTGGTCAAATTCTTAGGTTTGCTTTCGTCAGAATCACTTGCTCCCCATAGTCCCATAGTTTTCTCCTTATTAATAAGTTATTTTGTTATAACTCAACTATTTATAACCAATCTTTCTTAGATCAGCAATAGCTTGACTTGCTGTCTTATATTTGACTGGAATACCTTTGTTTTTCTTCCATTCTTTAATGTTTCTTCCATAATCATCAACTAGAACATTACCATTCGCATAGATTTTTTTCTCTGCTCTACGCACTAGATGTATTCTACTTTGATCAGTCAGTCTTAGATTTCTTTGCAACCATAACAATTTACCCTTACGACTATTCTTATCATAAGGTGCATAGGCTGAAAGAATGTGTGGATTGTATTTCTCTATATATGACCAGAGTTTCTTACCATCTTTTGTCCATGGTAATGTCGGCCAAAACATAGGATAGTTTTCGACAGGTGTCCATTTAGTATCAGTCATAGGTGCGGACAACCAATCTTGAGCGTCTTTATAACCTGCGGCCTGCATGGGACCTGGCATACTAGGATCTTTTGACTTCAACTTAAACATATTTGCTATGCCTTGTGAGAAGTCACAAAGAACACCGTCCATATCACAGTAAATAGTAGGGAGACTATCTGCTTCTTGGACTAATGTTATTCCTCGAATAGTCTCCGCAAAAGCGGAGTATTGCATTATTAATCTATCGCCTTACTAATTGCTTTTCTTCTTTTGTGTAGAAATCTATCGCTGTCATCAACATCGCCATCATTATCAATGTCTTTGTCTTTTCTATCTTTAAACTTCTTCTTTACTGCCTTAGGTTGAACTTTGTCTAGTCCATCACCATCATCTGATTTATCATTTGTATTATCTTCTACATTGTATTTCTTACCTGAAACAACGAAAGTCTTCTCACCTTTTTCTCTAGCAGCTTGTAGTGCCTTTCCAAATGCATTACCTTCTTCGTCTTGTTTTGCTTCAGATGTGTAGAACATATCTTTGATTGTATCAACTAAAGATTTTACTTTTGCCATTTTAGCATTTTCAATCTCTTTGTTTAAATCTTCACCATGAACTTCGATGGGTGTTTTGCCTTTAGCATCTTTTTTGTTTTTATCTCGCATATCTGCAGCATCATCTTCGTTCTTTGGTTTCTTACCTTGTTTCTTCATGTTAACAGCAATCGCAGCTTGTTGTGCTGGATTTGCAGCTTCTTGTTTTGCTTTTTCTGCTTGAACAACAACACTATCTTGAACTTCAGGTTTATCACCTACCATAGCATTTTGTTTGTTTGTGATATCTGCTACCACAGACGCTAGTGATCCTTTCTTTGGTTCTCCAAAGTAAGTAGGATTCCAGCCTAATGTTTTCTTAGTCATTTTTGTCTCCCTAAAATTTTATCTTGCCTCTTTTGGGCACGATCTTTAATTTGTATCTCACTATGTCCACAACTTCTGGTGGCATCATATAATTCAACATGTTAGCAATAGAATCTTTTTCTTCTCTACTACCTCTCATCATCTTTTCTATTCTGTCAATCACCTTAGGATCAACTTCTTTAAATTTACTTTTTCTGTTCTCATCTAGAGGAAATATTTCTAGATAAGGTATTAATTCTTCTTTGATAGAAGAAAACTTCATTCCATGATTCACAACCAAACTTGCTTTCGCAGCTGATGATAGAACTGGTATATCTGCTTTCACAAGTGCCTGTAATTGTGGCTTACCCATTCTCTGCATCATTTTACTTAACTGTGTAAATCTTGCAGGTTGTAATTCTGTATGATGAACACCTCTTAATGGTTCATATTCTTTTTTCAATCTTTTGATTTGTGCGGATGTAAATTCAGTTATTAACATATCATTTTTATCTAATGCTTCATTTTTCTCACCTGTCTTATATGAGTATGCTGTTTTTAGATAATCAGTCGCTTTCGTAATTTTACCTTGCACCCATTCTTCAACATCACCGTCATCACTTACCATTCTTTCAATGCCGTCTAAGAAATGTCTCATCTGATTTACTTGGTTCATTATCATATCTACTTCAGCAGCACCACCTGTATCATCACTATCAACTGCCTCACTATAAGTAGGAAACATTTTTCTCATTTTATTAGTGTCAAGAAATTGTTTTACACCCTTTTTCTTCATTGCAACAGCAGTTTTAGCATTAGGAGCATACACATGATCTTTAGTATCTTTAGTGTTTTTGTTATCTACTTTTGCAGTATTACCTCTCACTAAAAATCTATCATTATCATATGCTTGTCCTTCTTGTCTTACTGTGTCTATTTGTTTTTTTAGATCAGCTTTATCAAGTTTATCTTGTGCCTTTTGAACAGGATCTTCTTGTTCTTCTAGTTCTTTTTTTAAATCTTTAATATTTCTTGCTGTTGTTCCAAATTGTTGTTTTGCAAACTTTAATAAGTTAGAATCAGAACCAGAAAATTCAATCGCATCATCACCACCAAAAGAAACTTTGTTCTTAGGTAGTTTTTTCATTCTAATACCAAATTTTTTAGCCGCCTGTGTTAATTTACTTTTAGGCACATCATCATATGATATATCAAAAACTGATACTGTTGCCTCATTCATTTCTCTGAGGATTTCTGCCATTGTTTTATTGTACTTTTGCATTTTTCTCTCCGTGTACTATTTATACAATTAATTATCTACTGGTGCATTAGCACGCCATTGATAACATGACCAATACCCTGCGGTTGTTTTATCTTTTTTCTGGTCACAATTATGTCTAGCACGAAAACTTTTTCTCGCACCTGCGTCATCACGATTAATACTCATGTTAGGATCACCAAAAGAAACCTTTACAACATTACCTTTTGCGTTCTTTACATAGACATAAAACTTTTTCGTACCGCCTCTTTTAGGGTCATTTAAAGTTACTTTTTTGCCTTGGTATTCTGCTTCTGTGATTCCTTCTTGTTCATGTTCATATATCATACCTTCACATACTAAATCTATTTCTTCAACTTGTTTTAATGTTTTTATCTTATTCATTATTAACCCCTTACCTTTGAGGCTAGATCAGAATCCGCTTTGCCCCATGTACCACTTGATTTAGTCACGAAGCTGTTAACTCTTGCCATACCCCATTGTTGTGGAGTAGTGCCTGGTCTATGACCTGTTCTCCATGCAGCCATACCTCTGTTATAGACTTTCATCAATACACCATATGGCATACCAGACTTAGCTGCTTTCTTTTTTACGCCTTCGTTTTCAGATAACAACTCGTCAAACATCTCAGTTACAGTTTGATCTAGTTTAACTCGATACTCTGTGCCATATTGATCTTTGTATTGTTCAATTGTTTCGTCTAACTCTGACCATGCTTTGATGTCTTTGATTTCTTGTTCTACATCTTCACCAAATTTCTTTTTGAAAGCGATTGTATGTTTAGATGGTTTTGTTTTTCCACTTGCATCACCAGGTGCTGGTTTGTATGCTGCAGGATTGTCATCATCCATCTTTGTGCCTTTTTTGAAATGAGCATCTCTCGCTGACTTTGTAGATTTAGATTTGATACCAGAAAAATACTTAGCAGGTTGTGTACCTTCTTTATCTTTGATATCTGGATCTTGTGTTGCTTCGCCTTGTGCTCTTTTTAATTGATCTGGAGTAGGTGCGCCTTTCTCACCTTTCTTTCTCATTGTCTCGCCACGCTTTCTTTTCATATTAATATTATGCCATAAACCTTTTTCTTCAATTCCTTCTGGTACCATTTTTGATATCACATTAATCTTAGCATTAGCAATTGCTGCTCTTGTAGGAGCATCAAGATTCTTTAATAGTTTCTTAATCGCAGGTGTTACATCTCTCTTAGTTTTCTTAGCCCAAACTTTTTTAAGGTTTGCTAATTGTTTATCTGAAAGTGTGCCTCTTAAAGATTCTTCTAAATCAACTTCTTCAAACTTTTGAAATTTTCTGTTATCAACAAACTTCGCATAGTCTCTTACTTGGCCAGGTGTTGTGATATTAAATTTTCTTTGTGTGTGTATTTGATTAGCGTTCTCAGGTCCTTGTGTCCAAGTATCTATACTTGCGATCTTAGGTTGACCTGGTGTTTCAATTGGTAGTTTTCTTGCTTTCTTCTCTGCCTTTTTAGTTTCTTTTTCTTCGTCATCTGTATTTTTTTGTTGACTATCTTTAGCAGAATTGATTTCCTCTTCAAAAGAAGAAAAAGATTTTAATTGACTACTATTCTTTTGTAACACTAATTTCTTTTTATCTACATCCTCAACTTGTATTTCGCTGTCAATATTATTTGCTGGAATAATTTCATTCAACCATGCTTTTTCTACACCACCATCTTCCATTTCGTATTGCACATAGTTTGGTCCTCGTTTAATAATTTTACCAACATTTCCATTGTTTGTATTTTCTACCATATCATGCATATTAAATATTTCATTGTTGTGATAATTTTCTCTAATCAATCGTAATTCATCATCTTCAGGTGCCATCGCTTCATTCACTCCCATACCCTTTTTTAAGTCTTTAAATAATTTCATAGCATCTTTCTCCTTAGTGCCTGTAATAAGTCCTTGTTTGAAACTGGTAAAGTCATTTCTTGCAGCAAACTCTCTCATCTTACTCGCACTCATTCCTGTAGCGCCAGTAGCGTCTGGATCTCTTTCACCAGCACTTACAACCTCTGTTGTATCGAAATTATAATCTTTACCGTTATATTGTTTTATTAGCCTTTTAAATTCAGCAACTCGATCACTTCCTGCGATCATATAAACATCTGTATATCTTTTATCAAATCTATTTTTCAATATTTCCATAAATGTTCGTTCACTTCCAATTGCTGGTAATATCTGTATGCCTCTTGGATATAACTTTTTTAAATAATCCACTTTTTGTTTTACTGTTAATGGATTCTTTTTTTTATCCTGACTGGCACTTACATATAGCACAGGTAGGCCTTTAACCCGTTTTGCTACTGTAATAATTCTTTCTATTAGTTTTTGGTGTCCAATGGTAGGTGGATTTAATCTACCAAATGCGAATACCACGGGTTTACTTTTACCTGTATTCTTTCTTAATAGTTCTTTAAGTGTTTTCATTTGGTATCCTTACTTTTAGTAGTGGTTTATCATTGAAAGTAATATCGCCTTTTTCATTTTTACCAATCTTTTTAATTGTAATTCTTTTATTTTTAAACTTACCACCTAATACTGTGTCACCTACTTTAATTGGTATTTTAATATCTTCTTTTATCTTTCTTGCTTCTTTTTCTTTCTTTAACCACATTTTTGCTGTGTAATTATCAATAGGTTTTTTCACAATCTTTCTTACCATTTTATAAGCATCATCTAAAATATTTTGATTCAATTCATTATTATCAATTACAAAAAAATTTTTCATGCCAAATAATCTCTGTAACTTACCCATATTTTGTTGTATCTGTGAATGACTTCTTTTTACAAGGTCTATTGGCACTGATCTTGTTCTCTTAGCATTTCTTGCCAAGGCCACATCTAAGTTTGTGTTAACAAATATCATATAACAATCATAACCTAATCTTTTTAATCCTGCAAGACCTGTTTCTATTTTTGTTGTATCTCTTGCGGTACTGTCAATCACTAAACCTAATCTACCTTTAATATATAAGTCTAATCTTTTAGATGTTAATCTTTTTGATCTAGCACGAAGTAAGTCTCTAAAGTATTCTTCTTCTGGCGGCATGTCTAAAGATAAGTTTGCTTTCTTCAATGCAATTTCAAATGAAGTATCTGAATTAACATTTTTTAAACCTAGACCTGGAGTTATTCTCGCATTAACAAATGACTTACCAGAACCTGGACCACCTGCAAGAAAGAATGCCTTGAAGATACCTGGGTCATATAAACCTTCTCGTATAATAAATCTTTCCATTGTTTATACCTGCATTGTCCTTGGATTATCTAATATGATTAAATCAAATATTGCACCAGCACCTGTTGTTGCACCTGCTTTAATTCTTACTTCTAAATCTGTCTTTTCATCAAATTCTAATGGTACAGGATATTCGTATGTTACAGGATCACCAGATGAACCAAACTTACCTTTAATATTAAAAGCACCATTTTCTGGTCTTGCCAAAAATTCAAACTCACATTCTTTTGCTTTTTCTAAATTGCCTTGAAATTTAATTAGATATCCTTTTTTACCAGCAGGAATTGTATATAATGCCATAAGTGTTTGACCTTTGCCTGCAAGTATTTGTGCAGCAGTTTTACTATCTGCTGTTATTGTGAGAACACCCACATTTGATGAGCCTGTATTTGCTGTTACTAATACTGCTCTAAATATTCTAAAAAATTCTACTGATCCAGCAGAACCACCTATTGTTAAAGTTTCTGAAACTTCGTTGTAACTAGCATCCAATCCTGACACTAAAACTGTACCATCATTATCTGAACTTGTATCACTTGAAGTGACTTGTGCTGTGCCAGCGCTAGAAATATAAGTATAAACATTTGAAGCGTCTATAACACTTTCAAAACTGGTGCCTACTGTTGGATTGTATCCAAACTTATTAATATGACTTACACCTCTAACAAGACCTCTTGCAATCTGAAAATTTTGTTCGTTAATATATCCTACAGTCATTAACCTTTCTCCCAGTTTTTAGCAGCCGTAAAGTTTTGTATAGAAAACTCTAATCTATCTACAAGTTTTACTGCTTTACCTTTTTTATCTACTGCAACATAACCTTCTGGGTTTGTTGCTTGTAATCCATTTGCTGTTCTTTTAAATGTACCAATACTTTTTGCCTTGTTTAGTTTTGATATAATTACACCTTTTGCTGTCTGCAATGTTTTATATGTAGCACAAGCAAAGTAAATACTTTCATTATGATTGTCAATAAATTTTAAACCTGTGTCTTGTATTGTTTTGTATTTGTCTTTTGCTTTATCTGTCTTAACACTATCTACTTCTTTTTGTGTTCTCTCTTTGTAAAACTCTCTAAACTTATTTGCTGTTTCTTTTGTACTTGGTAAATCTGTTGCGGCTCTGATAAATGAATTAAGATATGTTTTTAATTGCACACCTACAGACAAAGTATTTTTTTCTGTTTTAATTTTGTTTAACATCTCTTTTGACTTCTTTAGTGAACCAGACGCCATATTAATAGTCTTTTGTAATTGTTGACTTTCACCAATTGTCATCAATGCATTACCAGATACATCTTTATAACTTGCATCATCAAACCATACATTAGGTGTTCTTCTTAACTTAGAAACATTGGCACCAAACTTAGCACTTAACTTATCAAAACTTCTACCTTTATATGTTGTATGAAATATAATACCTAATTTACTACGATCTATCTTCTTACCAAATGGTGTATTCTCTGGTACCATGTAAACAATTGTATTAGGTTGAAACGAAATCATTTGTTCTTGTTTACCTGAAGGATCTTTGTATGTTGTTTTCTTTTTACCAGACTGAGTAAACATTAGATCACCTTGTAGTATTTCTTTCATACCTAAACCAGAAAGATATTGTAAACAATCTCTTAGTATATTGGCAACAGGACCTTCATGATTATTTCTGATATCTTGTATTGAGTAATTTACTTTAGGTGTTTTATTAAAAACAGATTTTGTACCCACAAAGAATTTACCATTCTCTGGACTTGGACCACAGACTATCGCTGGAGCACCATCCCATTTTGTAGTCACATTGACTTTACTTGTACTGTGACCAGATAACATACCATTCAATGCTTCTAAAAAAGCAATTGCATTTTGACCACCTGCATAACCATTGTTAATGATATCATCTTCCAGATGTTCTAAATGAGTATTCTTATCTTCGTTTAATAGTTCCATTATTTTACTTTTATTCCTGGTGTGTTAATGTATAGTGATTTACCTGCCCAACCACCTGCGGCTCTTGTTCTAGATGTTATTGGTATTGAAACATCTATACCTAATAATTTGTATTTGAAATTTAAAGTGAATTGTTGTGACTTACCATCATAGATGTATTTCGTTGCACTATAATTTTTAACATCTTTGTTTAGTAAAAATTCTTTGTATTCTTCATTACTTGCAACATCTTTTATTGTTGCACTTGATTCTGTTCCTACTAAAAGTTTATATGGACAAGGTGTATCATCAGCACTATCTGGATACATGTATATTCCTATTGTGTTTAAAAAATACATTAAGTTTTTTGGTTTCTTTAAATATGAACCAAAACCATCAATCAGATTATTTCTATAACCATAATAAAAGTCATCTTTATAAAAATTTAATTTATCTTTTGCAAACTCTTTTGCCAATGTTGTAAATGCTTTTTTACTAATACTCTCACTAGGTTTTTCTCTTGAAATATTAAACTTACTTAATGCCTTCTTTGCATTTTTACCTTTCACAGTTTTTGCTGTATCATTCCATGCTTTGTCCATTAGATCGACTACATTTTTGTATTGTGTAGCATCATTTAGTTTTTTATAGAAACTGTGAATTGCAGTATTGAATTTAGGTGTGACATCTTTACCTACTGTTGCTTTGTTAGAATAACCAATATAATCTGTCTTACCTATTTGTAAAATAATATCACTAGGATTGTTTTTATTGATACCACCCGGTTTTCCACGAGCAGTCCAATAATACTTGATTGGTTTTTTAGGTAAATCTTTTCTAACTGCTTTAGACATCTGATAACCTATGTTGATATCGACTTCAGGTGTTTCATCTCTATCAACCATTTGTTTGAGAAATTCAAAAGTGACTTCTTGATCTGCACCTTTGACAGTCATGAAGATGCCTGTGCCACCTGTCTTACCACCTATGTCTTTCATAAATGTTTTGGCGTCTGTGAATTTAGGATACTTTGCAAAATACAAAGAACAAAATTCATTTACATTTGAGGATGCTGTGGAATCTTTTCGTGTCTTCATGCCATAATGACCTATGACATCTTTCATTCGAAGACTTACTGAGTATGGTAATTGTTTATCACCATCGAATACTTGAAATGGAAATTTACCCTTATCGCTGATAGATGTGCCTTTAGGCTTATCAACACTTTTAAACTTTAATTCTTTTTTAGGTTTGACTTCTTTTTTAACAGATTTCTCTATTTCAGGCGTGACAGTATAAAAAGGATTAAACTGACCCTTTTGTTGATAATCTGGCGATATTGTTAGTTCCCGTAAGTATTCTTTAAACTTTAACATCATTACTCCCATTTATATACTAAAGTAACTATTTAGTCAAGGAGAAACTTAGGAATACCACCATTTACCTTCCATACTTGATTTTTATTTTGAAAATCTGCAACCTTTTGTGCTTCTTCTCTGAATTTAAAAGTTGCAACCGTTTTATCTTTGTTTTCTATTACTGAGAAGGTATAACCTCTACCTTTCTTTCGTGTCTTTACAGAATACTCTAGATTAGAACTGGAAGTCTTGGAACTTCTTGTATTTTTCCTCGGCGCTGTCTTCTTGCGTTTCTTTAAGGGTGTGTTCGACATATTTGGTCTCCTTTGGTTGTATTAAGTTTTGTGCTTGTTGTTCTATATCAAACAGTTTCATTCTTGCACGATCTACACCTATGATAAACTTACGATTAAGTGTTGGATCATTGTATCTGTTCTTTAATTGTTTGACAAGCATCTGCCCTGCCTTTTCTAGTTCTTCACTAGAGATCAACGCAAACATAAAGTCTGCTGTTGCTGGAAGCCCAAAGGATTCAGAGGTATCTTCTAAACCAATATCACTGGATACGAAACCACCTCTGGTTGTTTGTGTCGCCGTTACAATAGGAACATCTAATTCAACAGCCAAACCTCTTAGTTCTTCAGCGATTGCTTTGATATAGGTATAACTGTTTACATTAGAGCCTGCCTTAAATCTAGACGAAGCACATATATTAATATAATCTACAAAAATAATGTCTGGTTTAAATGTTCGTTTTAATGCTAGTTCATTCACTAAGGCACGATAGTGATTTGCACCTGCACTTGCAGTTGGATATTCTTTAATAATAAGTGTGCCTGTTGTTTTAGATTGTAATTGTGTAATCTTATCGCTGAATAGTTTCTTATTCAACATATGTAAATCTTCCATGGAAATGTTAAGTAAGTTTGCATCTATTCTTTCTGCAATTCTTTCTTCAGCCATTTCCATGGTAATGTATAATACATTTTTGTTTTGTGCCAATGCACTTGCGGCTTGATGACACATAAACAAAGTTTTACCAACACCTGTGCCTGCCAATGCGACATTCAATGTTTTAGTTGGTAAACCACCTTTTGTGACTTTGTTGAAATAGTCTAGATCAAAAGGTATTCGTGTTTCTCTTTTGTGGTAATAGTCAAATCGTTTTTCTATATCCAGTAAATAATCATGCCCCACAGTATTATCAAAGCTAACAGAGAGAGCATCCCGGAGGATTTCTGGTATAGCTTCTGGAGTGTGTTTTTTATCTTTTCCATCTATGATATGTATGCCTTCCATAACAGCATTATGAACAGCACGGTCTTTACAAAATTTCTCAGTCGTATTGACTAACCATTCTAAATCAACCTCTTGTGGATCTAATGATGAAATTAAATCAACAATTTTTTTATACTCGTCTTCATTTAGGTCTTTGCGTTTACCTAAATCAATTTGTAAAGTTTCTTTAGTTGGTCGTTTATTATACTGTGAGACAAATTTTTGTATCTCAGAAAATACTACTCGCTCATTGCGATCTTCAAAATACTCTGGTTTAAGAAAAGGTAATACTTTTCTTGTGTAGTCTTCGTTATGTAGTAGATTCCTGAGAGCCGTTCTCTCTATCTTCTCTGCTGTTATCATTCTTTTCCTTGTCTATTTCCAATGTTAATATATCACCAATCATGTTAATAAATTCGTCTGAATCTGTGTCCACATCATTTGGGTTCTCATGTACATTGTATTCAAACTTCAGTCTTAACTTATCATCTTCTTCAATAGGTTTTACTTTTCCGTAAGTATAGATAACATTCTCGTATTTACCATCAGCAATACGAAACCCTGCTTGTTCAAACCTTGGGTGTTCAACATAACTATACTTCGGAATTTCCATATGAATATTCTTTTTTAGCTGCTTCGTCTATTTGTTGTAATATATCGTCTGTAAAATATTTTTCAGGATCAGAATAGATTGTTTTTGCATATTGTTTAGAGCCATCTGGCAATTCTATTCTTGTTGATACTTGTTTAAAGATACCATACTTACATGCTAAGTCTAGTAATCCATAGTATTTATCTAAACCTGTATCATAACGCAATCGAACATCAACCATCATATTTTCTTTTGATAATCTACTCTTTTGTGTTTTACAATGAATAATATTACCAACAACCTCTGTGCCATCTTTTTCTTTTTTCTTAGAAAGATAAACAATTGTAGATGCGGCATACTTCAAACCAGAACCACCACCCATTTCTTTTGTAGGCATATAGGCACCCACAACATCATATGTGTGATTGGTAATAACCATTGGCACTTTTGCACGACCAAGTTTTAAAGTTAATACTCTAAACGCAGCCTTTAATACTTGTGCCCTCGTCATATCTCTCGTTTCTTTTCCGTCTGCTGTGTCTTCTACTTCTTTGGTTGTAGATAACATACCTAAACTATCTAGAACTAATAACAATGGTTTTCTATCTGCTTCGTTTTGTTCCATGTATTTGTCTAACACAGTTAGGGATTGTGTTCTAAATTCTTGTACTGTGGTCACAGGCATGATAACCATTCTTTCACTATCAATACCTCTATCTTCAATTAATTGTTTTGTTAATGCACTTTCACTTTCAAAATAGATAACACCTGCGTCTGGATTATTATCTAAAAAAGATTTACACATACCCAAGACAAAGAAAGTTTTACCTGTTGCACTTTCACCTGCAAGAGCAGTAATCTTATTTGACGGTATGCCTCCATGAATACTACCAGATAGTAGAGCATTAAACATATGAGAACCTGTGTTGATAAATGTATCGACATCACCTGCCTCTACACCCTCACTTACTAATGAGGCATATTCGTTTCCTGTTTCTTTAATTATCTGTTTCAGAAAGTCTGCCATTGTCGTTCTCCTTTTGTGTTTTTTGTATCATGTATTGTATTTTTTCATATAGTTTTCCAACAGTTGTACATTCTTCAATACGAATAACACCTCGTTGTAAAGATGCTTGTATTATCTTTATAATTGTGTTATAATCTGCTACTGTTAGATTTTGTTGTTCTAGTTTGTCCATAAGTTCTTTCATATTATATCAGGTCTCCTATAGTTTGTCAAGGACTTTTTCATATATAGAATCCGCTATTGCTTTCATCATTAACGGTGGTACCATTCTACCTATTCGTTCTGCCCTCTGATTCCATTTACCAGTTAACTTAAAATCGTCTGGCAAAGACATTATTCTTTTCAATTCACCCAAAGTTAGTTTTCGTGGTTCGTTCCAATGAAACGCCCCAGCATTTGTTTGCCCATTGCCCATTGCTGTTAGTGTAGGTGCTGGTGCATGTTGTGATACTCGTTTTAAATTGAAGTGATGACCCTTTGGATGATAGTCACCACCAGTTAAAACTTTGTCTGGATCTTTAGGCATCTTACTACCTGTGTCTTTCCAGTATGCTGTATTCACAAATTTTTCAGTTAGTTCTTTTACTTCTTCAGAATCATATTCTAATCCTGCTAATGCTTCTTTCAAAGGTATAATCTTATCACTTGGTTCTGGAAATACATTTTGTATTGTCATGAAATTTAAACCAACCTTTTCTGTAATATCGTTTCTTATACCAATAAAGATAACTCTTGTTCTTGTTTGAGATACACCATAGTTCTTACTGTTCATTACTTGCGAACAGACATCATAACCTATCTTCTCAAACTCATTTAATATTTTATTGTAATATTCTTTTGCTTCACCAATCGTTAGACCTGCAACATTTTCTGCAACAATGACTTTTGGTCTAATATCATTGGCTACTCGTAGAAACTCAAAGAATAAGTCTTCAATGTTTTCTACCATCATACCATCAGAGTATGATTTAGTTTTACCCCAACCATCAGAATGTTTACCACCTGATGAATGAGATAGTTTGCCTGCAACACTAAATGCACTACATGGTGGCGAACCATCTAATATATCTATATCAGTTGTTCCTGCAATATCTGTAAAATCTTTACCAGATAGTTTTTTTATATCACCTGGTAGTATTGGTGTGTCTGGATAATTTTCTCTATATGTATTCTGTGCTTCTTCAACAAATTCGTTAATACAAAGTATCTTACCACCTGCCAATCTATAACCAGTAGAAGAACCACCGCCACCAGCAAATGTAGAGATAACATTAAATCTTTCTCTCTTGCTTGATTCTACAACATCTTTTAAATTATACATCATACAAAAAAACCTTCTAAAGTAAGTTGTGTTTCTTTTTTTATTCCTTTTCGTTGTTCGTGTAATTCATGACCTTTATGCATTTCTTTATTTTCGTATGTTTCTATAACATGACAATTCTTACAAAGAACTTTACATTTTCGTATTTCGTCTTTCAATTCTTTCATTCTTTCTTTGTGTAATGTAGTTCCATATTTTGGTATTCTGCTTACTAACACACCCATACCACTACCAACAGGTCCATTCTTATACATGTAGTAAGATTTTTGAGTAGGATCTATGTGTGCAAAATCTAGAGCAAGACCGTGTTTATTATAGCCACAAACAGAACAACCTTTTAAAGTTTTATAATGCCAAAGTTTTCTAGTAAGTCTTTTTCTATATTCCATCATGCGAAAAAATCCTCTATTGTATTACTGTCAGAAGCGTCTATCTTCCAATTGATAGCGTCAAGTATAAATCGTAAAGGTTCCATAAATGATTTTGTAAACTGTTGTTCGTAATCTATGAGACCGTGCATTTCAAATTCTTTAGGTAATTTTGCCATAAAGGTAATGACATTGGCATTCCACATATTCTTTCGTAAATGTACAAACTTACCTTTATCACCTTCATAGAATTGTTGAAACTTATGTGAAACTTTTTTTGTTTTAAGTAAATGATTATATAACAATGCACCTTTCACATGCATTGGTGTGCCTTTCTTGTAGATAGATGTGCTGTCACCATATTTCTTTACACCATTCACACTACGAGGAAACGCAATGTCTTCTGGTGGCAATAGTTCAAACTCTCTACGAAAGTTTACAATAAACTCTTTCATTTCTTTTTGATCACCACCCATAATAACTTTAAAACTTTCTTTGAGTTTATCTCTACATGGTAAAGGTGTTGATGTCTTTACTGCTTCAATGCCCATAATCTTTAGTTTTGGTTCTGGATATTGAACACCCTCTGAATTATGAACATTCAGAATATATCTTTTCTTCGCTGTCCAGATACCTTTGTCTGCAATTGCCTCTCGTTTCATAACCATTTTGTGTTCGAATACATTCATATATTTAGCAAGTTCTTGATACGCCTTATCAATAAATGGTTCTAGTTTTTGAGCACAGAATTGATCTAATGCTTTTACAATTTTTTTCTTATCAGTTGCACCAGACATTTTAACAAGTGGTGCCATGTTGATATAAACGGAATCTGTATCTGAAGCAATAATGTAATCTTCATTATCTGTTTTGTATAGTTTATTAAAATATTGATTTAGTTTTTTCTCTATCCAACGAATATTCAATTGACCAGAAGTTGTAATCGCCTCTGCCATTCTGTGATCGTAATATCTAAAGTATTTGTTACCAATCGCACCATAGGCACTATTAAGAGAAATCTTTTTGGAATGTTGAACAAGATAATATCGTCTTGCTAGTTTTTCATACTTAGGATCTTTTGTGTTAGCATATTGTTGTTCTGCCTCGAGCATTTTCTTTTTATAAACAGTTCTATCGTTATATTCTTTTTGTATGATACGAGGTAAGAAACCTTGTTTATCTGTTTTATACATTGTGCCATTAGCAGCCACACAATTACTATCAGAGGTATCTACTTCTTTATCTAACAAATCATTAATGTCAATATTCTTTTTGTCTGGTAAAATTGTTTCAGGTGAAATATTATATTGCATAATCAAATGCGGATATAGTGAATTCAAATCAAAAGACACAACCCAATCATGGAAACCTACTTTAGGATCTTTTACATAAGCGCCAACCAATTCTGGTGAAGTAGGATTCATATCACGCATTGGCACAATGATATTATCTTTTAGTAGTTCATTGAATATAATTGTATCCCACATTCTAACTTGTGAGAATACATCTTCATAGTTTGCCTTGGCGTTATATGACATTGTCAATGCCAATTCAATAAGTTGTAATCTGTCTTCTAGTTTATCAACAAGTTCAACATCTTGTATATTATAATCAATAAAAGATTGTATATCCTGTTGATACCATTCTTTGAAAGTATCATATGGATTATCATCTTTTTGTTCGCCAAGTTCGACTTTACCAATATGATCTAGTCGATAACTTTCTTGATTCTTAATTGTAAATTTACGATAGAGTTGTAGGTAGTCAAGTTGAGCAATACCTAGTAATCTAAAATATGTTTGTGTTTTACCTTGTTCGTAAGTTTCATCTTGTTGTATAATATTCCAAGGCGACATGCGTTTCATAGAACCTTCGCCTAGTATTTTGCCCATGCGTTTTACTAGATAAGGAATATCAAAGTATTTACTATTCCAACCAGTAAGAACATCTGGAGTATATGTTTGCCAAAATTTTAAAAACTGTTTAAGTAAATCTCGTTCATTTTCGCATTTTATATAATGGACATTTTTTTGTTTTATTGTATAGTCTGCCATACCCCAAACTAATATTTGTTTTTTAACTTGATCTTTTACAGTAATACAGATCATCTTTTCAGCACAGTCTTCTACATTAGGAAAACCATGTTCACTTTCAACCTCAATATCAATTGTGTAAATACGAATTTTATCTTTATCGTATTCTACATTACCTGGCCAATAGTCTGCCATGTATTGATATTGAAATCTATCTGTGCCGTGAATGAAGTTTGGATGTTCTTCGTATCGTTTGATTGCCTGTCTGGCTTCTTTGATTGATTTATATGATTTAGATTCTAGACCAATGCCTGTTAAAGATTTATAACGACCTTTACCTTTTGTAGGTATGTAAAGGCGAGGAACATAAGGAACACGATCCTCGCATCTTTTACCATTGTCGATATATCTAACAAGTAACTCATCGCCATAAGGCGACACATTGGTGTAAAAATTCATAATATAATTATATCAGGTTTTGACAATAAAGTCAATTAAATTGTAGTGTCTTTGAAATATTTTTCTAGAATTTCTAGTTGGTCATCATATTGAGCAATGATGTTTAATTCTTTTTCTATCGTTTCAAGAATATCACCATGTTCACCTATACCAACAGATTGATTAAGATAGATATCCACATTTGCTTTGTGTTTTTCTATATGACCTTTGGCATGTGCCACTAAGGCATCATACATTATCTTTTTCATCGCCATTCTCGTTTCCTTTCTTTCCAATATTATATTTTGGTTCTAATACCCATTCATGTTTTTCTTTGAAGGGTAAAACTTTGATTTGTGATAGGGGTGCTTTACTTTCCACAATCCCTACCAATTCTATCAAACCCCAATCGCTTAATAGTTGTGCAATTGTATTTCGTCTCTCAATATCGTTAACAAAAATATTTGCGGTCTTGCCATCTAAAGCAAACAGTTCTTTAAAGTGTACAATAAAGTATCTACCTTGTTTGTGTAGTATGTGACACGATTGATAAATCTTTCGTTCTTTTCTACTTGCTACACCTATTCTGGTTAGTGTCTCTCTAATTTTAAGGAAATCATCTGGCTCTTTTATCTTTACTTCGAGCATACTGTCTGGTTTCCATTCTATAACTTCACTCATTTTCTCCCACCTTTATATAATCTCTCTTTTATATAATCAATCTGTTTTTTAGTCATTAAAGATAAAGCCTCTTGTGCCTTCTTATTAGAATAACCAAAGTGTTGTTTTACAACATCTAGGTCTTTTATCTTTGAAGACTTTAACCATTTACTAAATCTTTTTCTAGACTTTATACTATTTAGATAAAATGAGAATTGCATATGCTTCGTAGCATGATGTAACCTATTCATTTCGTTAGCATACATGATTGTATCGGAGAAATAAGACAAACCTTTATTAATTATAAAAGGTGGATACTTTTTTTCCCAATCTCTATCATCAGTATCAAGTAGTTTTTCTTTACTGTAATTGATTGCTGTGAGATACTTTGTTAGGCTGTAGTCACTCATTTGAATTTACATTCGGTCATTATCTCGGTGAGACAAGCAACCATGTTTAATTCAGGATCTGCTACAAAGGCATTCTTATATTGATACTCTGCCAGAAGAATAACCATAGGTGGAATACTTTGTGGTTGTAATTCTGTATAAAAGTTTTGATATAAGTCTTTGTATAAACCAGCAGGGTCTTGGTCAATGTGATCTACAACCCATTTTCTCATATCACCAAAGTGTCTATCTTTTAATGCCTTGTTTAAAGACTTGATATTTGCTTCAGCAATATTAACAAGAATACCTGTATCTATTTTACCTGATACAGAATATCTTTGTAGTTCATTGATAGTTCGTCTAAAGTCTGGATAAAACTTAATAATAAGTTCTGCCAATACCTTTGGTTCAAACTCAATGTTCTCTTGTTCTAAGATTGTGGATAATCGTTTGTGAAATAAACCTGCTAGTTTTTCTTTATCTTTTTTCTGAATAGAAAAATTAATTACAGTACATCTAGAATGGATTGCAGGTATAATTTTATTCTTATAATTACATGTAAAAATAAATCTACAATTATTACTAAATGTTTCTATAAAGTTTCTTAGGGCAGGTTGAACACTCTCAGCATTCATGTAATCTGCTTCGTCAACAATAACCACTTTAGGTTTACCTGTCTCATGTAGAGACACAGTTGAAGCAAAGTTTTTGATTTGATTTCTAACGACATCAATGGAACGACCTTCGTCAGAACCATTGATCATCATTACATCACAACCAAGTTCATTACATAATGCTTTGGCAACAGTAGTTTTACCAGTGCCGGCAGTACCAGATAATAATAGATTTGGTATTTCTCCTTGTTTGAGTATGGACTTAAAAGTCTTTTTTATCTCAACAGGTAGAATACACTCGTCAATTGTGGAGGGTCTATAAGCCTCCACCCATAATAAATTTTCCATTATTACCCCTCATACTTAGATGTATTTTCTAGGGCAATCCAATATTCTACTGATTTATTTTTGTGTTTGAAATTAGAAATAAGTTTAGATGATATTGCCACAGTATAATCGCCTGGTAACATTTTAAAATGTTCTGTCTTAAAATGAAATTCAAACTTTTTATCTGTCGTGCCTACTTTAACATCATAGGTATTGGCAGTATCGTTTTTCTTATCAACGGCAGACATAATGATATCTTCACCCACAGATTTGACAGCAATGTCTGGTAGTTGTAACATAGACGCAGCCTTTTTAACTTTTGTTAAATCAGTTTCTGTCAATGTAAATTCAACCTCAGTTGCAGGCATCTTAACATCTTTTTGGGGAGTTGTAAGAATAGATTCATCAGCAAAGAAGTATTTTGATTTTGTTGATGTGCCTTCTTCGTTGATTGTCATGTGTTTTTCATCAAAAGAAAACACAGGTTTATTGAATAAAGATAACATACCTAAAAACTCTGATAGATCGTAGATAGCAATATCTTGTGGAAATTCTTCTTCGACACCAGCAGTTGCGAGTATGTTCTTCATTGTAGAGATAGTTTTAATTTCTTTACCTGAAGTAATCTTTAAGTTAGGATTAATCTCACTAAAGTTTTTTAGTATCTCTTTTGTATTATCACTCAGTTTCATTATATAGTTCTCCTGTTAGTTGTTTCTAAATTTTTCACTAGCGACAGAACCAAGTGGTGGTTCTTGGTAGTGATCTTGGGACAATTGTATAATAGCATAATGAATAACTTTCATAAGGTCTTTCTTATTCTTGCCATCCTTTTTGCCATATCGTTGAGCATATTTTAAAATATTACCCATACAGAAACCTTCACCATGTCCCTGGTCAATGATGATTTCAGTAGCTTGTTTTTGAGATTGTGCGTAATGAGACGAATAGGTTCCGTCTATGTAATCTTTTATATCTTGTAAAATTATATCTTCTTTAAATTTATACATGTGTCCATTATATCAGGTTTCAATTCAAAAGTCAAGGGCGGAGTGGTTACCGCCCTTATCTATTTTATGCAATATCAATTGTTCTTGGTTTTTTAGCTTCTGGAACTATTTTTTCCAATGCGATTGATAACATACCATCTTTCATTTCAGCGCCTCTAACTTCTACATCATCAGCGGTTGTGAATGATCTTGTAAAATGTCTTTTGGCAATACCTCTATGAATTGTATCTTTATCTTCCTCATCTTTGTGAGTTGATTTAATTGTGATAGTATTGTCGGCATATTTCACCTCAATATCATTTTTATTATAACCAGCAAGTGCCATTTCAATTGTCCAATTGAGATCGTCTTTACCTTTCACGATATTGTATGGTGGGAATGAATTTGATCTATTATCTACATAATGATCAAACTGTGAGAACAGATCATCAAATCCAATTGTAAATGGTCTGAGATCGTTCCAAATAGATAAGTTTCTTGTCATAGTTTCCTCCTTGTTAGCAAGTTAACTTAATGTTAAAATTGAGACCCTTACGGCGTCTCATTATATTTATATAGTTATTAATCATAAAATTTCAAGTGGTAGTTTTTTCTAGGATTCACTATCCAGAGGGAAACTACCAAACCCGAAATGTGTTGTCTTTACGAGAGGCAACACTCATAGAGGACTTACGAACCGCCTCTATGACTATTTATGCTTATGCATAAACTGATGGTTCTAAAGCGGCAAAACCAGCAGCGATTAGCGCTTTAGATGGAGTACCTATTCTGTAATAAGTACCTGATTTGTTTTTGTTGATATAGACACAATGGCCTTCCTCACGGATTTTATCAACAACCGCTCTAGGCTTAGAGAGGTTAAATTTAGTCTGTGCTTCTTTCCAAGTCACAGACTGGCCTCTTAACAAAGCGTTAAGAAACTTAGTGCTATTAGCAAGAGTTTTTCTACCCATAATATAAGGTCCTTTCTTTATTTGGTTAGTTGTCATCAAGTCGCTCTTGTAGGCGTCTTAATTTGTTTACACGCTTGATTGATTCTTTTTTCAAGCGTTGTCTTTTTAACGAAGGCTTTTCATAATATTGCCTTTGTTTTAATTCTTTTAACAAGCCATCTTTCATAACTTTCTTTTTTAATTGTCTCATGGCTTTATCTACATTGTTGTTTCTAACTTTAACTTCCAATACCATTTTATATTTTCTCCGGTATGTAATCTACTGATAAATCATAACCACCGTATGGATTTTCATTCATAGTAACTTTTTTTACACTAGGTTGTTTTTCAAAATATTCTTTCATTGCTTCCTCGCCTAGTGTTCCTTTTTTAATCATTGTGTTTTTATCAAAATACTTTTTAGTTTTGTAATGTTTATTTTCCCAATTAGTATTACCTAAATGTCTAAATCTTTTTTTCCACACATCAGATAAAGTACCCACTCTTTTTATCCATGGTAAATTTTGAGGTATGTTATACCATATACCATCTTTAGATTCTTTTACATTATCAGGATTTGTATAATATTTTTTACCATCTTTAGTTAACCAGTCATATATTTTTTTTGCAGGTGCTCTTATTATCTCACCTTCTCTAATATGACCAATTGTAGGTTTAACTTTGTAATCACCTGTACCTATAAAGTAAACCCAATCTTTATTTAACAAATTATCAATCTGTGATTCTCTTTGAGGAAAACTTACTATGTATTTTGAATACATAAGTGTTTGAGTTTTAACCTCTACTCTTATAGTCTTCATAGAAGGTGGGGATTTCTCCCCACCCACGAGGTCTACATTATGAACGATAGATTTAAGCAAGGTCGCCCTCACTTTCCTCACTATCATTGGAAGGTCCTTGATTTAATTCGCTAATATCGACACCACTGTCAATCTTAGTGTATAGATCAAGGAAACTGTTTTTTGTGTCTTCGTCAAAACGATTTACACAAACCTCAACCGCTTTAAGTTTGTTCTTAAAGATGGCAAAAGCATTAACGATATGAACCAATCGTCTAGTGGCGATGATCTCATCTATACCACCATCGAAGAAAGTCTTACGAATAACCTCTGCCCACTTAACTAGGTTAGTAGTGTATTGAGTATCTTTAAGACCATAATGGCTCATTACATTGTCTAAGATTTTTGTTTCAATCTTAGCAGAAGGATATGCCTGTTCAAAAGTCACAGGAAATCTTTCTAGAAATGCCTCGTTAAGAATGTTGGTACCAATGAATCTACCGTCATCAGAACCTTTACCCTTAGTATTGGCGGTTGCGAAAATTTGAAACCCGTCTTTAGGTTCAACAAACTGACCTATCTTTTTAAGAAAGATACCATTACCTTCTAAGATTGGTTGTAAACACATAATCTTATTTGAGGCAAGGTCAATTTCGTCTAACAATAACACGGCACCTTTTTTCATTGCATTGATAACAGGACCGTCATGCCAGACAGTTTCACCGTCTTGTAATCTGAAACCACCAAGTAAATCGTCTTCGTCAGTTTCGATTGTAATATTAACCCTAATCATTTCTCTAGAGAGTTCGGCACATGCCTGTTGAACACCAAGAGTTTTACCATTACCAGATAGACCAGTAATGAATGTAGGATAAAAGATACCAGACTTAACAATGTTTTTGATATCTTTGTAATTACCAAAAGGCACAAAGGTGTCTTCTTTGTTAGGCACCAAGTTCTCAGTGGCACTTTCAGTAGTTTGAATTTGTTTAGAGATTTTTTGTTTAACCTCTGGTAGTGAAATTTCTTGTTTCACATTCTTAGAAGGATTTACAATACCATTCACAGGCAATTTGTAAAGACCTCTAGATAATCTAAACTGAGGATTTTTGACTAACCACGCAGGTGCGTTTGGAATACCTAACGCAAGAGTGACCTCTCTAATCTGTTGTCTAGTTACCGTGTCGGTACCAAATTTATCATGTATGGCTTTTACATAATTAATTTGTTTTTCATTTAGTTTCATAATATAGCCTTTCTTAATTATAGTTCCATGCTATCAGGTCTTAACCCAAAAGTCAAGGGAATATTTAATTTTTTTTGGTAGGTGCGACAATATTGACCAACTGTTGCAAAAATGCAACACTTTTGTTCGTATTTTGTTCTCATTACGCAACCCTCTCAATAAATTTGTTTAAGAATATTCTAGACATTTTCTGTTGTTTAAAACCTTTAGAGAATATCTGTTTCATTTTACTTGCCGACATATCTGAAGTAATAACTGCCTCTTGACCTTGTATTCTCAGATTAGTTCTAGGCATTACAAATAATTCGTCATAACCAATATTCTGTTGTATCCAAACTTTGTTTTTTCTGATTTCTGCTTTCGCATCATCATATGCTTGATAACTTTGTTTGTTAGTAAAGTGGTTAATATCCCAATAGTTTAATTTTTTACCTGCGATATAATAACCAATCACAGTAGAACCTGTTTTCATTTTAAAGTATTCTAAAAAATGTTTGTGATAAGCGTGGAAATGAGTTTCTTTATGACCACCGTATTTGAAAGTATGAGTACCGTCTTTGATATTAATATCATACTGGTAAGTTTCTTTACCAACAATTTTACCATCAGTATCTTGAATAGTCATCTTACCAGAAGTATGACCAGAGCCATCTGTTAAAAAGATAGTATTCATTTTTTGAATTTTGTGTTTTGATTGAAATTCATTTACTACATTGATTGCTTGATAGATTGCACTATCGAGTGGTGTGCCACCAAGTCTTAATGAGTGAGGACATTCAAATCTATCAGCAAATGGATCATAAGTACCATCGTTATATTCTTTTCTAGACATAGCATATGGCATGTAAGATTTAGCGATACCAAATAGATTTGCCATTGCCTCATTATATTTAACTGTCTTCATATCTGAATTTACAAAGTTTAATAATGATACATCTTCTAATATCAATTGACCTTCTTGATCATAATGATAAGGATATCTTTCATAATAGTTTCTAACTTCCCAACGATTGTATTGTTCTTTTTTGTTTGGTGTAAAGTTTGATCTGTTGTGATCTGAGAAAGCATAAACAGAGAATGGTATGTTTACTGCTTTACAGAACATTACTAGGTTCATAGTCTGAACGATAGTGTCATACATCTTGTCACCCATAGAACCAGACCAGTCAATGATCATAACCATACCGTGATTTTTTGCACCAGGTTCGATATTCATTCTGGCAAATATATCATCATTGTATTTGTAAGAGTGTAAAGCATTGGTATTAATTACACCAGTTCTAGCAGTTCTAGTCTTGATATAATTGTCTGCGGCTTTTCGCATCTCAAACTCTTTGACCATAAGATTTACAGTTCTCATTTGTTCTTGTTTGAATTGTTTAAACTCTTGTAATCTTTTTTCAAGAGGATAAGAAGTATTTGCTTGATCAATCTTTAGTTTTAAATGTTCATAAGGAACAACAGCACTTTTACATTTAGGTAATGTCAAATAGATTTGTTCTTTTGTTTTTTCATCTACTTTGGCAATAGATTTCTTTTGTTGTTCTAATGCTTCGTCAGTAATTGAGATATTACCTTTTGGTTTGTAACCACCTTCACCACTACCTAATGATTTTTGTTTTGCTGCGTGTTCTTGTTTTTCTTGATCGCCTTCTTCTTGTGAGGCACCCATTGTTTCGTTTTCATCTTCTGATTTATCATTATCAGATTCAGAAGAAGAAGAATTTTGTTGTTCTGGTTCTTGTTGTTCGTCTTGACCTTCTTGTGATTGTGATTGTTCTTCGTCTTCTCCCTCAACCAAATCACTAGACATATCATTTAATTGTGACTGCATTTCTTCTTGTTGTTCTTCGTCAAATTCTTCGTTTTCAGAATATGCATAAATGTCTTTTGTTAACTTAACTACATCAGACCAAGTGTTAAGATTATTTGATCTGGTAATAAATTCTTGTTCTTGTTCGTTAAATTCTATTTGTTGAGTAGTGCCTGATTTAGAAAAGATATTAAGTCTATCAATAAATCGTAAACCATTAACATCTTTTTCTTTGATCATAAAGAAATCTTTTTCTACTAATTCATTGTAACCATTGAAATAAGATTTTCTTAAACCAGGATATTTGTTTTTCATTTTCTTATCAATACGAATGTCTTCAACAACATTAAAATAAGAATGTGGAATTTTATATTTCTTACTATCGAAATTTTGTGGAGTATATAATGCGTGACCTACTTCGTGACCAACTAATAAATCATATAAGTCATTTGACATTTCTTCCCATATTGGAAGACATAATGTTCTAGTCTTAGGAATGAAATATGCTGTCTGTACTTTTTGATGAATAACATTAATGTTTTCAGTCGCAAGTAGTTTAGCAAGATTTGATTTTTGTGTTTTTGATATTTTGTTCATAATATACTGCTTATGCTATCAGGTCTTGATCTATTTGTCAAGGACAAAAAACTCTTATTTTTCAAGGGTTTAAGCAGGGTGCGACAATCCGCACACCCCTATTTTATCGCAATAACCCCATAAAAATTGAAGTTTTGCCAGAAAACATGTAAATCCTTGAAACCTGCGTCTTCACACATTTTAAACATTTCTGTTTTTGTGTTTGGTTTCATCATATGTCGTAATTGGACCTCTTTGTCTAAAATCTCTGTATCTGTAAAATGTTGTCTTTTATAATCATAATACATAAAAGTCATCATATCTTGAATTTTAGGATTACAACTAAAACTTTTTTCTGAGAAGATAAACGCACCACCATCATTCAAACCTTGATAAATTTTCCAGATTGTTCCTGCTCGATCTTTAGGTGGCATAAATTGTAATGTAAATAAAGAAGTCACTAAACTAGCATTTTCTATATCACATTGTCTAATGTCTTCCATTTTATAATAAAGATTATTCCATTCTGATGATACCAGATCCTCTGCGTGACCATCAGCAAAATCTGATTCTATCTCTATACCAACATAAGTGGCATATGGCACATGTTCATTATTTTGTTTGATCATTGCCTTAAGCATTTTACCAGAACTACAACCTAGATCAACAACATTGGTATGATCTTCAACAAAATACTTAGACATGCTTACGACATCATGCCAGAGATTATTATAACCTCTTACTGATTTTTCTATGTGGTTATCAAAACCTTCGCCTGCTGTTGCAAATGTAAATTTCGTCATACTGCCTTTCCCCAATACTGACATATTCCTGCTACGGACTTATATCTGTTATTTGGATTTATTCTACTATTATTTAGCAATGTTTCAAATCGCTTGTCTATTCCTGCACCTAATTGTAAATTAATATGTTTCTTGAAATTAAACTTCTTAAATTCAATAAAGTCATTTACGACATGATGCTTCTGGAATGGTTCATTCAACTCATACCAATTCTTACTGTAAAAGAAATCTCTTACTGCTTTCGATAGATATGGTGTAATAAATTTTTTATTGTGTTTATCTGCAACACCTTTGTGCCATAGATAACCAGCAGACTTATCTGGTAAAAAATAATCATTTCTAAATTCATCAAACTTTTCTTTTGTCTTGCCTTTTGTGTAATGTAGTATTGCTCTTTTTGATATACCATAATAACCATCAGCTGCCCAACCACTCAATACATCATTTTGTTTTATCTCTGGATACAAATACATAAATGGAAATACACACTCAAAATGTGTTTTCTTTTTACAGTTATAATCTTTTGCTAATCTAAAAAAGTCTTCTTCTAAATTATTCGTTGGTACCACTTTCAATGTAAATGGCCACTTAAATATTTGTGCCACCTCAGCAGCCTTATCACTATCATAACTAGAATTTGTATCTAAACAAAAAGAATAGGCATGAACTTTCTTTCCTAACTCGTGTGCTGCAAAAGCAACACTTAAACTATCTACACCACCAGATAGTAATACAGCAACTTCATCTTCTTTTGATTGTGCTTCGATAACTCTTTTTAGTATTTGTCTAATCACCATTAAAACCCTGGAAGTGTTGCTCCACTATTAACTAATTTTTTAACTGCGGCATTGCGTGAATTTGCACCAGTCATTAACATTAATTTTTCTTCCACAACTTCAAATATTCCTGTGCCGTATTCCATTACTGTTCTTTTTACTTTGTTTGGTTCATAACCCATGTATTTTATTACTTCTTTTGGAAAAGTTTTTTTATGTGGTTCTGCATAACTATAATGTAAATCATTAACCCACCTTAATATATCTGGATTTTTAAAAGCCATAATTGGGTTTGCACCAAGTTCATTAGCAACTTCTAAAAACAAATGTCCTGAACCTTTTTTTGCACCTTTTGATTGTATTGCCTCTGCGTAATAATTTTGTTTAAGAATTGTTTTAGCAGTATCTTTATCTACATTATGTTCTTTCATTGCTTGAGGTGTTAATCTATACATAAAGGTTTGTAGAGAACCTAGCAGTGTATCTGCACCATCGCCTTGAATTAAATCAACACCTTTAACATCAATTTTTTCAAGACACAATTTAAATGTTAAATAATATACTACATTAAATAGTGTTGTGATACTTTGATGTCCTTTAATTAAATGTAAGTTATCCATTACTTCTTCTAATGTGGTCAAAACAAGTTTATTATTAATACCTAATTTTTCTGCTGTGTCTTGTGACACTTTAACATCATGAGTATCCTTAACTACACCTACTGTAATTGAATCTTTTAAACCAAAATATTTTTTTGCTATACAACCCAACAACATTGAATCAACTCCACCTGATAACATTAAGACAGGAGGTTTGTTTTTAAATTTTCTATCTCGATTAATAATAAATTTCAAATCATTAATCAACTTTATGGCACCTTCTTCGTAAGTATCAAATTTAATTATTTCTCTCATTTTGTTTTATAATCTCCTTAAAACATTCTCATATATGTTGTTAGATAATGCTTTCATCATTAGTGGTGCAACCATACGACCAACTCTTTCTGCTTGTTGATCAAAATCCCCTTGTAATTTAAAGTCATCTGGTAAACCCATTACTCTCTTTAATTCTTTAATTGTTAATTTACGATTACTGTCATAATGAAACACACCAGACAGACCTTTCTTTTGCCCTGCCTGTGTAAGTGTTGGGCAAGGTAGATCAGGTGCTGGTCGTATCATATTAAACATAGATTGTTTAGGATTGATATCTATAAATTCAGGATCACTAGGTTTTCTATGTTTGTCTGGACTGAAAGGTAATAACTCAATCCACTTCTTTTGAAAACTACCTTGCACAAAATCTAATAACATTTGTACTTCTTCAGGATCGTTTTCTAAATCTTCTATTGCTTCTCTTAATGTTGGTTGTTTTGATTGTGGTTCTGGATATATGATACTATCCATATTCATAAAGTTAATACCAACTTTCTCCATGATATCATTTCTAACTGCAACGAAGAAACATCTCTTTCTTGCCTGTGGTGTTCCATAGTCTGCGGCGTTTAACACTTTACCAACTGCTTCATAACCAATACTATCAAATTCATTTACAATACGATTAAAATATTCTTTTGCCTTACCCATGGTGATACCCGCAACATTCTCACCAATGATAACTTTTGCCTGAACATCTTTTGCAACTCTTGTAAACTCAAAGAATAGGTCTTCAATGTTATCAACTTGTTTATCGTCTGAATACTTTTTAGTTTTATCCCAACCCTTTTCTCTTTTGCCTGCAACACTAAAAGCACTACAAGGTGGCGAACCATCAAGTATATCTAACTCGCCTTGTTGTATTCCTGCGGCCTTGAGTAAATCATGACCAGTCAGTTCTTTAATATCGTTAGGTAATATTGGCGTATCAGGATAATTAGATTTATATGTATCAATTGCACTTTCAACAAATTCATTAACTGCAAGTATATTACCACCTGCAAGTTTATAACCTGTTGAAGACCCACCACCTCCTGCAAATGTTGATATTACAGTAAATAGTTTGCGATCTGCTGATTTATATACATCTTCTAAAAAATACATAATGTGAGTATATCAGGTTATTACAGATTTGTCAAGGACGAAAAAGTCTTTAGTTTTTCACGCTTTTTCTTCACCCTTGTCTCAATATCTTCATATTTTACTAACCCCTTTTCTTCAAGTAATTGCAACATACACATAACATCACCTGCTTCTTTTGTAAGATTTTGTAAGGCATCTGTGTCAAATTGAGGTTGAGTACCAAATCTTACGATTTTCATACATTCTTGGGTTAGTTCACCACATTCTTCAGCCATAATGGCAAGAAGTTCTGTTCGTTCTTGTACTGTCATTTTGGGTCTAAGTTTCATTCTACTACCTTTGTAAAGTTTCCTACCTTTTCATATTTTATTATATTCTTAAATCTATCTGCTATCATATCTGTTTTGTGTGATATAATAAAGACATTCTCATTTTCTAATGTATTCAATATTTTTAAAAAATCATCTGTGCCTTGACCATCAAGACTACTATCAAATATCTCATCTAACATTAACAGATTACATGATATACTATTTTTCATCTTTGCAATAGCACGCCATGTAAACAATAATGCTAAATTAATTCTCATCTTTTCACCTTCACTAAAACTTGCATATGTAAATTCATCACGATATCTACTTCTTATTGTTTCTTTAAACTCATTATCTAATTTAAAATTAACAAAGAAATCCATACTTGCCAAATATTTGTTAATTAATTGATTGATAATTGGTAAGTATTGTTTGATAACTTTTGTCTTAATACCAGAATCCATTAACATTGTTTTGGCTGCTTGTAAATAATCAAGTTCCTCTGTTTTAATTAATTTGTTTTTTTCTTTTACAGAATGTTCTTCTTCTAATTGTTTTAGTTTACCTAATGCTTCACCATCTTCACTAGATTGTTTTTTTAGTTCTTCAATCTTATGTGCTAATTTTGTGTTAATATTGTTTAACTCAACTTTTGATTGACCAAATTTAGCAATGTCAATTTCTGTTGTTCGTATATCTTGTTCAACGCTTTTAATTTTATTTAATCTGTTAGAAATTACTTGTATTTCTTTTTGAACATCTTCCATTGCTTGATTCCATTTCATTAACTCTTTATTGTTTTCTGAAATCAATTTGTCTTTATTTGATAAAACTTGTTGACAGGTAGGACAGTTATTGTTGTCATCATAAAACTTTTTATGTTTATTACATTCTTTAAGTTTAGTATGAAACTGTGCTTGAAAATTATTAAGTTTGTCTATTTTATTGTTTGCGCCATCTTTATCATTTATTGATTCTTTAAGTTTTTGTATTTCGTGTTGTAATCCTTGTATGTGTGTATTATATTTGTCTATGGCACTTTTATTATGATCTATTTTTTGTATTTCACTTTGTACTTCTATATCTGATCTATTACTTAAATTATTGATATATTCTTTTTGTGTATCTATTTTATTTTGAACAATATCCAACTCTCTTAATATGTCTTTGACTTGTTCGTCCATTTCTTTTATTCTTATCTTTGTCAGCATACTCATTACAGAGAATACTTTAATGTCAAGTATATCTTCAATAATCTCTCGTCTGTGTGCTGTCTTTAATTCCATAAACGGAACAAAGGTAGATGCACCAAGTATAACTACTTGTGTAAAACTACGATAATTAAATTTAAGTATTTGTTGTTCTAACTGTTTTTGATAATCAGCAATTGTAGCATCTTGATTAAGTAATTCATCATTTAAATAAATCTCGAATATATTAGGTTTGATGCCTCGTCTAATTTTATAACGATTAGATGATATACGAAACTCTAACTCAACCTCTGTGCCACCAAGATTGATACTGTTGATTAATTGATCTTTCTTTATTTCTCTAAAAGGTTTATTAAACAAAGCAAAACACAAAGCGTCTAGTATAGTAGATTTACCTGCCCCATTGTGACCAACAATTAATGTTGTAGAATTATCATTCAAATTTGTTTCAATAAAACTATTACCAGAAGACAAGAAGTTTTTCCATCTTATTTTTTCAAATATTATCATATCTCTAAATCTCCTGCTTCTGTGTATAATGATTTCATTAATTTTTTCAATCTACTTTTTTCTAAATCTGTTTCAAGTTCATCAATATAATTATCTAATAGTGTAGGTGTATCTTCACTTTTTTCTGCAATATCATCTGCCACAGTAGAAGCATCTAAATCTGAATAATCTTCAATAATTTTTATATCATGTACATTGGTATGTTTATAGAAACCATCAAGCCACTTATCAAACAAATAATAATCTTTTTTCTTTTCTACAATTACTTTGAGATATTTGTCTCTGTGTTCATCATAATTGTAAAGAAGTTTATATTCGTTTTCTTCATCATTATAATATATCTTCTCGTGTATAGTAAAAGGATTCTTAATATATTCTAATTCTCTTGTTTCTGTATCTAATATGTGAAAACCTTTTTGACAATTATAATCATTCCAAATAAATTCATATTGACTACCTAGATAAAAGATATGACCATCATCAGATTTTTTATGAAAGTGACCAGATAATACTTTTTCAAATCTACGAAATAGTTTTTTATCTAATCCACTATCTGCAAATGCACCATTAAACATTTCAAAACCTTTGACTTCTAAATGACCTAAAACAATATCAGCACTTTCTTGTTCTAACATCATTGTCGTTTGTTCTAAGTTTTCTGGCGTGACCCAAGGAATATACAACATTCTCATGCCACCTTTTTCTATGACCGTAGGTTCTGCATAAACATTTCCCCAAGACATTAATTCTTGTGGAGCATTTATTTCATTTGTATTTTTATAATAGGTGTCGTGATTACCAATGATAATATCTACATTTAAATTTTTTATACGATTAACAAACTTATTGTTAAAATCGTTTAATGTTTTAAAGTTTACAAATTTACGCCTATCTAATACATCACCTAGATGTATGACATTTTCAATATTATGTTTCTCTAAGTATGGAAAAAATATCTCTTCCCAAAACTTATAGAAATACTTAGCGTAATTTGGGTTATCATTACGAGCACCAAAGTGTGTGTCGTTAATTAAAGCAATTTTCATAATTTACATAAAAAATTCTAATTTAGTAATCTTCTTTCTTTTAAGTTTAGGTTTATCTTTCTTTACTGGTTCTTCTTCTATAATCATATTCTTTCTTAAAAAGTCAGCATATGAATTTTGATATTCTTCGTTATCACCTTCTTGTCTAACTATTTCATCAAGACCTGATTTAAGTATAAGTTTTTGTTTAATTGTTGTTTGTTTCTTTTCTTTTTGTATTCTTCTTATAAATGCATAATATATAATTTGTGTAAAATATGCAAAAGGATTACTTGATTTCTCTGGATCAAAATTTGCTACATAAGTTAAACAATTTTCTATACCATCAGATATCATATCTTCTTTGTATGTGTAGTTTATAAAATTTGGTCTGTAAGATAAGTGATTTGCAATCTTTAAAAAACATTCACCTATGTAATCGCTAATGGGTGGATCTTTTCTATTTCTATTTCTTGCGGATAATACTTTCTTACGATACTTTTTCATTTCTTCTAGAAATTTTTTATTATCTACATAATGCTCTGTCTTTTTTCTTTTCAATTGTACAGTCATAGTATTACTCCTAAATTTAAATTATTCTATCAGGATATAGTATATTTGTCAAGGGTTATATACAAGATTTTGTAAAATAATTTTTTTTGATTTTTTTGAATTTTTTTCTTGACAAATGACATTTTGCCTTGTATAATCCGGTATGTCCGGTTTGCAAGAGATATAGTATTAGTGAGACTTAATCTTACCTTTGAGATACTGTATCGTTTGATAGTATTCTTCATCTGACATTTCATCTAATACTTGTTCAAATGGTTTATCTGATTGACCTTTTGAAGGTAGAGGTTGTAATTCTTTTTTCATTGATGGATATAATCCCATTCTAACATTATTATAATATTCTGTCAAGTTATCATTTGGTTTTCCTATTGTCATTATATGAGTTTTATGTAATGAATACACTTTGTCTATTGTTTGAAAAGTCCAAGGTGTAAGTGACATTCTTTCTTCAACAAAATATGTTTTATCATCAACAGCATTTTCATGTATTCTAATTTTATAAGGTTCATGTAATCTAACAAAATCAGAGCCTTCTTCGACTGTCATACCAGCGATTACTTGCTGATTGTTTGATAACATGATTACTCTTGGACTAGGTATTGTTGTTGTTTTTGTTTCTGTCATATAAGTATTTATCTTATGTCAACATGATCAAGTTCATAGTCAAGTTCTTGTTCAGAGTACACATTTATTCTTTCCATAAAGTGATTAAGGGTAAAGTTTCTTTGCTCTTTCCATGAGAAATCATCAGCAACATCATACAAAGTTGCTTTAACTTTATTGTCACCAAGACGCAACCCACGACCAAGAGACTGTAAAATTCGTACTTTAGATTTGGTAGGACTTGCAAATATAACATTGTGAAGATTCCTAATATTAATACCAGTAGAAAAGGTTCCGTAACTCGCAACGATAATGGCATTGTTTTCATTTTCTGTAATACTCCTGACTGTTTCACGATCTTTGGTTTCTGTGCCACCATAGACGAAAAACAGTTTTCGTGTTTGATGATCTAAGGTATCACCTATGAGACTGTGTAATACTCGACCATGTTTTTCTACATATTGAAATAAAACTAAAGTATTACCAGTTCTTGTTTTTGTTAGATTGCGAATGAATCTATTGCGTTTCTCATGTGACACTATATAGTCCATTTCTTCTTGGTAGTTTAGTTTCTTCACATGTTTACATTCATCTTGTGAATATTTCAGTATGAGACATTGTATTTGTAAGTCCGCTAGTTGTTTCTTATCTATCAGTTCTCGTGTAGAAATTACACTATGCACGGTACCAAACAAACCCTCTAAAACTAACTTATGCACTTTACTATCATCTAATGTACCAGTAGTGCCTATACGATATTTCGCATTAACACAAGCACTCATAATTTTTTGTAATTCTTTAGATTTGTATAGATGTGCTTCGTCACCTATGACACAATCAAACTTTTCAAAATACTTTTTATCAAAGGTGGCAAGTGATTGCCATGTCGATATCACAACAGGTTTACTATCATCTATTTCATAACCATAGTATTTTCGTTGTACAAACTTTTCTGCTTCCCAACCATAATCTTCAAAATCTTTATACATTTGTTCTACCAAAGATGTGGTGGGTACGATTAACAAACATTGTTTCTCTAATGAGGTAAGTAATCGTATGATACAATAAATGATTAATGACTTACCTGATGCAGTAGGTGATAGTAATATTGCTCGTTTATGATTGATCGCATGAGAAAACGCTGAGAGTTGATAATCTCGTATTTTGATTGAATCCTTAATAATTTTGTCTGCGAACTTAGAAAAAGTGTTGCTCAGCACGCCGCTAAGCGTGTTTTCAAGACCCTCTCGTATGATTGTACCCCCCGTATTTTGCATAAAATGTTCAACATAAGGCAACAGTCCGTAATATAACTTACCAGTTGCTTTTGAGAATAATCGTATCTGACCATCCCATCGTTTGGCACGAACACTTGGCATAAATGAAGCACCAGGTACTTTGAAAGTAAAAAATTCAGATAGTTCTTGCAGTAAACCTAAATCTTCACTTGTACACTTGATATAAGATTCATTATACTTTGTTATTTTTAATTCTCTCATTTAATTCTTCGTATGAAATGTTTGACCAATATTTTCTTTCTAATTTTTCTATCTCTGGTATAGGTTCACCCACATGTATAAACTCGTGATCCGTGTCATATTTGTTTATTAGTTTAATTGTGTGTTTTATCCAGTTTTGAGGATCAATCGCTTGTGCTTGAGACCCTACATATCCTGTTGTGCCTTTGTAGATGTTGTTCACTTGTTTTGACTTCGAATGATAATCGTATCCTATCAGATATATCTTGTTGTCCACATCTGCTGCCATTAACGCAATCAAGACACCTGCGTTTGTCTTCTCTTGTTGGTACTTGCCCAATCCCATTACTTTGTCTTTTTTCTTTGTCCATGTTATTTTATATCCTTCTTGATCTTCACCAAAATGTAACTTAAAATCATCTTCATGCCAATCTTTGTGTTTTTCACGAAACTGCCTCATTACATCTACATTATTTGCCCAACATGTAAAGAATCTTTTCTTTTCTCCTGGCCATTCATGTTCATCTGTATAATCTTCTATATTATCTACATCACCTATAAACTTTTTTATTATCTCTGGTTCAAACAATTTGTCGTACATAGTGTGTGGATTTTTTTCCCATGCTCGTAAATAAACAGTATGATCAAATGCATAACCACTACGATATATCTCATGACAGATATTGTAATCCATACCTACTAATACATCTGGTGCAAAATCTCTATACAATCCATTACAACCATATATCTTACCAAATGATCTAAGTTGTTCTAAATCAAAGTCTTTTCGACTTTCTCCATTACCTATACAGAATATCATTTTTTTACCTCAAAATTTAAATTAATATTTACTCTCATATTTTGATCTGTTTGTGTAACTGATCTATGTGGTGTTCCGCCATCAAAAACTATTGCTTGATTTTCGATAGAATTAAACTTTGTGCCATTTTCAAATTCTGTGTAACCATTATTTGTATTAATACTTAATAAACAAACTTTATGTTTTTTGTGTTGATCTATATGATATTCATGTTTAACATGTTTGTGTTGATTAGTGTACCAATTTGCTTTTGCTCGAATTAAAATATCTTTAGTAATTTTTAGTTTTTTAATTATAGGATCTATTATTCCTTCAAATATCTCTGGTGTTGTATTCACTTCATAACTGTGATGAAATAAATGAAAAAACATAAACTGTCTATCTGAACGAAGCGCAACAGCATCATTATAATACCAAGGCATTCTAGGACTTAACATAAAATCTTGTATTTCTTTAAAAGTCTTTTTAGGTAAAAAGTTTTTGTATATTTTCATTACATACTACCCATAGTAAACTTTTTCCATTCTATTGCATTTTTAATTTGAAATGTACGATTGTTTATTTGTTTTAATGTGTTTTCACAATAATTACATATTTGTTTGAGATACTCAATCTTTTGTCTTGACTTCATAATATCTTCATCAGCATCAATAAACTTATCTACATCTTGTCGTAATACCTTTAAATCAAAGTTTGTATCTTTGTATTCTTGTGGTTCTGCTTTACCAGTATAGAACAACCACTTTTTTAAATGTAGTTGTGAATGATCGCCCTCTGCTTTTTTTAACATAAGAGCATATGTAGAATATGTTTTGAGATATTGAGAATGTAGTTGTGGGGTCTTTAGACTTTCTAGGTCTAGTTCAGTATCATCAATTTTCAGGTCTTTCTCGACCTGAGCTTGTAGCTCATCAAGTGTCATAATTTAATCCTTTGTATTATATAGTAAACTAAAAAGGGGTCGTATATTTGTGTAGTTTATAACCAAATGTTACTGTTGCAGTAAGATATTCTACATCAGTTGCACTTTGATTATAATTTAAACCAGATAATGATTTAGGATATGTATCTTCAAAAGTTAACTCAACAATTGGAATATTTCTTGCTGACAATATAATCATTTTTGCATCTGAAAATATTGCACCATCATTAGTTGCTGTTGTTACTCTACCAGCATCTTGAAGATTTGTTTGTTGAGATAATGGCATACGATCACCGCCATCTGTAATTAGTTCACGATATTTGTCATCACTATCCATTTGTGCAAGACCAGCCATCCAGTCATGTACACTTCGATAATTTGTCAAATCTTCGTCAACAATAAAAGTTACAGATAAGTCTTCAAATGTCATATCATTACCAGGTATTCTTACAGGCATTAATCGTGTAGGTTGATTTAATTCTGTAAGTGTAATACCAGGAATATTTGCCTGAATAGAGTTAAATTCTACTCTAGGCAGTTTGGTAATTTGAAACTTAAACTTTGTAGGATCTGCATAGTCTAATCCAGACCCACTTGGTTGTTTACTTGATAATGTTGTATCTGTCATATAATAGTATTTATGCATAAAAAAAGGGGGAGTTTTGACGCCCCCCCCTTTTTAATTAAGTTGAAAAAGTATTACATTAAGTTAGTTACTTTAACCATTCTGTAATAGATGTTTGACTGATCAGTTCCAACATCAGTAGCCTGTGCTGAAGACTCAGCGAAAGGATTTCTGATTAAACCATATCTGGTTTTGAAACCAATTTTTGGTTGGAATGTATCTTCTCCAACTGCTCTCACCATTTGTAGTGGAACATATGGACAATAGAACATACCAGCGTCATAAGGTGATGTACCTTTATAACCTACAACATAGTATTGAGCAGCAGTATTGTTTGATGCATATGGATCAATATATACTTTGTATCTGCCGTTTAATGTACCAGCAAAAGTATTACCAGTATCATCTACATTTAGGCTATTGTTAAGAGCAGGAGTGTAATCTAATACACCAGCCATTTGTAATGCAGAAGCAACATCAGAAGAACAGATAATGATGTTACCTTTTCCTCTACGAGTTTCTTGAGCGATTACATTAGCATCTCTCTCTACTTGGAACATTAAACCTTTGAACTTCTCAACAGACCATCTACCGTTTGAATCAGTATCTAAGTCAAATGTACCTGAAGTTGTAGTGTTAATGTTTGCACCTTTTTTTGCTTTTTCGTAAATTGTTCTTACTACTTCTCTGTTGATCTCAGCAAGGATCTCAGCAGATAAGATGTTAGCCAATTCAGTTTCAGCGTCTAAACCGTGGATCGCTTTTAAGTCTTGAGCAAGTTCCATTGTGTACTCAGCTTTTAACTGTCTAGTTTTAGCTGTTACAGTTGACTTCTCAATACTGAAAGCCATCTCAGCGAATGATGAAGAAGCTTCAGCAGTTGCTGTTGCAATACCAGTACCAGCTGTTACGCTAGTTGTAGTATCGTTCATTAAACCTGGGTTTAGGGCAGCAGAACTATGAGTACCAGTTCCAGAGAAATCTGAATCTGCTTCGTTGAATAGCGCTTCTGTGCCTGAGTTTGAAGTAAATCTGGACTTCATTGCAAAGATCAGACCAGTTGGTCCAGTCATTGGTTGAACGCCACAGATGTCGTATGCGATAAGATTAGGCATTGCTCTTCTTACCAATGAGATTAGGATTGGATCCCAGTTTGCTACAGCACTGTCACCAGTAATGTTTGCAATCTCACCGAGGAATGCTTTGTCTTCTTTCGCAGCTTTTTCTTGGTTTTCAAGGATAACAGCAGTTACCGCTTTCTTGTAAGGGTTTTCTATTTTTGGTAGATCGCCATGCTCAAGAACCGGAGCCCACTTTTCCTGTAAGTTTTGCGAATTAAACATTGTGTTTATCTCTCCTTAGTTTTAATTTCCGTAGATATCTCTACTTTTTCCCCTACTGATTGCAGCCGCATATCTAGACATTGAATCACTCATATCAGATACTATGTTACCATCATTGGAATTTTGTTGTACTGTGTCAACATTTTCTGTTGATTCAGGTGCTTTTGCTTGACCAAAATATGACTCTTTAATAGTTGCCAATTTTTTAGCATAAGCATCAGCGTTCTCGAAAGATACATCTTCAGTTAAAGATTTGATCTTCTCTTTTTCAGTATCAGCTAAGCCTTCTACTGCTTGTTCAAAGATTTCGTCTTTTGTATATCCTTCGATTAACTTTTTGTCTTCAATAGACTTCTCAGTCATCTCATTGATCTTAGCTTTCATTTCTTCAAGCTCTTTTTCTTTTGCTTCCAGAATGTCATATTTCTCATCTGGAACATCAATGTAATGATCTTCGAATAACTGTTTTAGACCACCAATAAAGTCTTCAGCGATTTCGCCCTTGATACCTTTTTCGATAGCAAGTTCGTTATCAGCCATCCACTGTTCTACAATGTAGTTCAGATAGTTGTCGACTTTAGTTGTTAGTTCTTCTTTTACAGTTGCTTTTGCTTCGTCTAATTCTGAAGCGTATTCGCTTTCTAATCTTTCGATTTCAGATTTTACTTTAGACTTAACAGCAGCTTCAAAGATTGTAGCAGCCTTTGTTTTAAATTCTTCGGATAAAGAATCATCACCAGAAACTAAAGCATTAACATCATCTGATACATCAATAGATTTTACTCTTTGATCTACAGCTTCTTTGTTAATTTTTTTGCTTTCTTCCTTCTCTTCCTCATCATCTGATTCATCGTCACCATGCATAGCAGACATGATTTTTTTGTAAGAAGCAGCAATATCTGCTTTCTTCATTTTGTTCATGTTGTCATACATTGCTTGAATCATACCAGATTTTGTCTTTGGCATTTCCATGATTTCGTCTTCGTCTTCTTTATCGTCTTCTTTTTCGTCCTCGTCACCGTTGTCCGCAGCCTCTTTTACTTTTAGAGGTTTTTCTGCTGGTGCGGCACCTTTTGTAGGAGCAGATGAGTCTTTCTTAACCTTGTCGTCTGCCTTGTCTTGACCTGGTTTTTGATCAGGTTTAACAAGTGCGGGTCCAAGATCCTCATAGTCGCCGCCTTTTTCCATCGGATCTGCTTTACCAGCGGATGCCTTTGGTGCGTCTGCGCCCTTAGGAGCTTCAGAAACGATTTCTTGTTCGTTTTTGATTTCTTCAGCCATTTGTAATTACTCTCCTAATTTGATATCAAATTTTTGCGTATAACTATTTATTATTTTGTTAATTTTCGCATAAAGCTTTCAAAGGCATGTGCCTCTGCTTTTGCTTGACGCTCTCTCGTTTCACGCTCAATTTGTTCTTTTATTTCAGAAACATCTTGTTCTTTGATGATTCCGTTGTCCCAAATCCACTCTTTTCCTTCCATGACACCGTTGACGAATGCCTGTGGAGCAGAAGGATCTGCGACTATATCGGCTGCAGTCGCTAAATAAAAATCAGATTTTACATAGTTGGTACCGCCTTTATTCTCTAGAGAACCCATGCCTCTAGAAGAAACTCCTAGTTGTGCGCCTTCATCTATTAATGATTTGACGATTTTTCCATATGGAGTATCAGTAATCTTTGCTTCACCGATGTAATTACCTTTACTATCGCCTTCTAATTTAGTAATAATATGTGATACTCTTTCTAGATTAACAGTTGGTCCATCAGGATGTCCTAATTCACCAAATGCTCTTTTACGCTCAACAAATTCTTTGTTGTATCTTTTAACTTCTTTTTCTAATACTTCCATAGGGTAAACACGACCATTACGGTTTTTGATGTTTGCCTGCATGAAAATACCTTTGATTTTATGAGACTTTTTACCATTATCTTCTTCAACGATATATTGTGCCTCGTTTATTTCTTCTCTAATCAGTTTCATGTTGCGTATTTTCCCCTTTAGTTCTATTTATGTTACCTAACCTCTAAAATGATGCTATAACTGTCATTTGCAACGAAATTGTGTGTCGAAAACAGTATATCACCCGTTGGTGAGGTCGCATTGTTGGCAATCTGTATTGCAGGTGTTTGTAAATCTATTGTACCTTGACCTGCAAGAAAGAGTGCTGTTGCGTTAGTAGTTCCATCAAATAGAATTTCAACGGACCCCTTAGGATCCGTTGTATTGATACTATAAATTACTCTTGCGATTTTAGTAGATGATGACGCATGATTAAGTGCGCTTGCATCTACCTTAGTGACAAGACTTTCTCCTGTGCCGTCTGAGAAGTTTGTAAACTTCATCACGGTTTTAGAACCGCTTACATCAGTAATTGTTTGACTTGTTACGGTATCAGCCATTATCTTGTTTGTCCTGAGTTATCATAACCTTTTGATTTAGTTACTTCGATTATGATTGTTCCTGTTGCCGCAGAAGCATTGTTGATCAGTATATCACCAGTCACACCAGAACTCTCTGGGTTTGTGATCAGTGGTTGTTTGCCATGATATCCATACTCACCACTACCATGTAATGATATTGCGTGATCATTTGAACTTGCATCAAACAATAATTGTATATCACTTGTTGCTGCGGTTGTATTCCATTTAATACTTCTTATGTGTAATGTTGGGTTAGACGAATGACCTCTTAAGGTACTTGCGTCAACACATACAACATTTGAATTGGTATCGTTATTGATTTCGAACATTCTTACTGTTCTAGTCGCACTATCTACCAAATTTCTTGCGTTTACTATAGCCATTTTTACTCTCCTTTATATGGTTAGGCCTGTTTCTTTTTCGAAATAAGCTTCTATATCTGTTGGTTGTACTCTATATTTTTTTGCTACATCTTTCATAATCTTAGGAAAGGTAGTCAAAACTTTTTGTGGTGTCTTTGCCATCATAGCAAAAACATCATCTACGGCCTTCTTAACTTTAGGCGCTAATTTTCGATAATTAAGAGAACGCTTGTGTTCGTCTTTTTCTTTAATCGTCAATCTCAGCTGGTTCAGCGTTATCGCCATCTTGTTCCTCAGGTTCTTTATTCATGATAGTGCCTGCCAAGTCTTTTCTCTTAGCGTCTAACTCACTACCTACTTTGTCTGCGAGTGCAGCCTTAAATTCTGTTTCTGCTGATACATTATCACCAGCGTCTAAAGCATCAATCATGCTTTTAGTATTTTCTATGCTCATGCGAATTGTCCTCCTTCGTCATTATCACCTTGATTTGGTGCTTCTTGTTTTTCATTTTCAATTTTTTCTTTTTGTTCTTCTATTTCTTCATCATTCATTTTAAGAACATGTTTCATTGCCCATTCTTTAGAATAAACATTACCAAGAATTTCACTATCTTTCATATTACGAAATATTTCCATTCGCTCTTTGAATATTTCGTTTTCTTTTATTTCAGAAAAATAACCATCTTCAACATATTCATACTTAATTGTTTGACTTAGTGAATTATCCCAATCCTCGATAGTTATAATACCTTTGAGAATAAGTTGTGTTTTAAGTAAGTCATGAAATAAACTATTAAATCTATTTCTTAATCTTTGCACAAACTTTGTAAATTTAAGTTCGTCTCTACTTACTTCAGTTGAACGACCTAATTGTAAACCACCAGATGCTTCACTATCAAGTCTGCTGTACGGTACATTCAACGATTGAAACAATTTCTTTTGAAAATATTTGATGTCATCTATCTCACCAAGATTAGAACCACCTGGTAATGTAGTGATCTCTGTTCCTCTACCACCCTCTCGTCTAGGTAGCCAGAAGTCTTCGAGCATAGACATGTATTGTCTATCATCTCTTATTTCACCTGTACTTGCATCATATACAAGTTTGTTTCGATATCTATTCATTACATCTTTGAGGTATTGTTCTGCTTTTACTTTTGGTAAATTACCTACATCAATGTAGAATATTCTTCTTTCAGGTGCTCTTGATATACGATAGATAACAACACTATCTTCAATCATTCGCAGCTGATTAACTGGTTTGATTGCCTTATGTAAATAAGACAATACTAAATTCTTTTGTTGATCTACAAGACCACTTGGACAATATGCAATCGCATCTTTTGTAATTTTAAGACCTGATGTTGCACTTGCGCCAGGTTGTACACCTTTTTCATTATAGATAAAAAACTCATCAAATTCAACGACTTGAGGTTTTTTTGGATCTTTTGGTGCGAACTCTTGACCTGGTTTTTGTTTTGGTGCTCTTACTTTTTTAATTTTTCTTGGGTCAATATAACGCAGCTCTGTTATTCCTGCTTTTGTATTTTTTGGATCAATAAGTTTGTGATAAACTATTCTACCATCAACATACCATCTACGAAATATGTCATGACCTTTTTGTTCAAATTCCAATAATGAAACAATATTTTTAAACTCGTCTGAAATTCTTTTCTTTAGTGTTGATGAAAATGGAACTTTATTCATGTTGAGACGAATAACTTCTTGGTTATCATCTACTACAATTGATTCATTAATAATATCTTCAATTGCTTGATCACACTCTGGGTGCATAGCAATTTCTCTGTATCTACGAATTAAATCTGATTCGTTATTTACTTTTCCTTCGATATCAAGATAAGTTCCAAAGTGTCCTCCACCCATGATAGTCTGTGTGCCGTCATCTGCTGTAGGTGAGGTAAACTGTTGACTGTTAGGTTTGAGGTCTTTCCTCTTGATTTCGAAACCAAATATTTCTGCCACTACTATTTCTCCTTATACTATATTTAGGGCGCCTCGAAAGACGCCCTTTTTCAACATTATGTTGTAGTGTTTGATTCCCAGTATTGGTATCTCCAAGTACATTCAAATGTTTCTAGAGTTGTTGCCTGCTCATATGATAGATCAACCTGACCTACAGTAGTTGGAAACAGTCCTCTGAAAGTGTAAGACTTGATTGTATTACCGTTTCTATCTAAGTGATCGACAAAAGCATCCACTTGATAGTCAACAGGATTTACAAGTCCTTCGTTATCTGAATGGTTGTTTATACCATTTGACCATCTTTCAATAGCATTTCTGATTAAAAAATCAGTATCGTTAATGATAGTTGTAGTCCAAGTTTGGAATGTTCTATCACCTGCCATGTAAATAGGTCTACCACGGAAGTTTACAGTTAATTCACCAATTTCACTTGATGGTAAGTTAGTTGCTTGACATAAAAATGCCATGCTCTCTGTCTCACCACCTACTTGTGCAAAACCAGGGAAAGGCATAGTGACTTTAAACTGATTGTTTCTAGCACCTCCGCCTTTAAGTTTAGAGATAAAATCTGTTACATTAGCCATTTTCTACCTCCTATGCCCCAGCCACTTCACTAAATGCCACACCACTTCGTGTAGCGATAAAGTTTAGTTTGATGAAGTTGATTGAACGATTTGGTTTGATAAAGATATCAGCAACAAATTCATTTCTATCAATTACTTCCGCTGTGTTATTTGTTTCGTCACAGACTACTGAGAAGTCTGTAAGTCCCCTTCTACCTTGAATATCTCTTAGGAAAGGTTCTACAAGATTTCTAAATTGTGCTCTAGTGAACTCATCATTGAACTCAAAGAGTTGGAATTTAGCAGCTGTAGAAACTGCTTTCTCTAAAGTGATAAACAATCTTCTAACATTAATTCTGTTAAATGCAGAAGGTTTGCTTAATGCTGTTTTATCGCCGAATAATACAGTACCTTGACCAGGGAATGTTACAACGGGATTCACTCTTGCTTTGTAGAGATCATCTCTTTGTGTCTGGTTAGGGTTAAATGCAAGTTTAACAACACCTCTAATTTGTCCTCTACTGAAACCAGCAGGTGAGAAATGAGGATCTGCTACTGTATCTGTTCTTGCACATAGACCAGCGATATCGCCATTTAATGGAACAAATCTATATACATCATTATACTTGTCGTACATATACTTGTAACCACTATCAATAACGGCATATGATGAACTTGCAAGTCCATCAGCAAAAGCTTTAACATTTGCTGTTGCAGCAATAGGATCTGATACATTTACAACATCTGCTCTTGCAGGTGAGATAAATGCTACAACATCTTTTCTTTGTTCAGCAATGTCAATTATTTTTTCTGCTTTTGTGTCGCCTGTAGCGTCTGAGTTGGTCTGTGAAGGACCAGCGATTAAGAAGTTAATGTCCACTGATTCCGCATCTTGGAATTTTTCATATGCAGTTGCTAATTCACCATTAGTAGGAACATTATCGTCTGTACCACCACTTAATGAACTTGAAAAGACATCAAATGCATTTGTTGAACTGTTATCAAAAGTAGTACCAGTTTTTGTGTTACCAGCAGTTGATAAAGTTGTTTCGTGATCCATCCAATAAACATACTCACTATTTCTGTAAATTACATCTACATAGAAGTTTGAGTTACCTTGTGCGTCTTTGGCGTCTGAAGCTTGAGACATTCCTTCAAATGTTTCAAGTATAGTTCCAGCAGTACCTGTGATACCACCGTCTTCGTCAACAACAGCGACATGTAATTCGTCATTTGATCCACCAGCATTTGATACATCATCAGTAGTTGTTGGCGCACCATCAAAATTGAAATAATATTCCCAATATCTTTTGATGTGTGCGTTGTCAGCTACGGCGTGTCTTAATCCGCCTGTTTGTGTTGTACCAGTCGCAGGATCAAATCTTGCAATGGTTAATAAGTGTGTTGAGATTGCTGTTATTTTATAGTAATGACCTGAAGGTGCAGCAGTAAAGTTACCACTGATATCACCAAACTCTAGTATGTCACCCACTTGTACCTCTGTACCGTCATCAATTGTGATAGTTGTATCGCCAATAGCCGCAGTAGCGTCATTGACTAAATTATCACTTGCGATAGACGAAGCAAAAGCAGTTGTGTTTGTACACATAGAGACTTTTAGGTTATTACCTTTTGTACCAGCTTCTCGAGCAGCCCAGTTGCCAACGGCAGCTTGACCACTTCCATAGTTGTCTAAGTAATGAGTTGTATTCTTAATCTGTAATCCACTGCCATCGTCAGTAGCATTTAGATTACCAGTAGTTGCTCTCACCACTCTTAAGGCATTTCCGTACTGTAAAAAGTTGGTTGCACTAAAAAAATATTCGAATGTGTTCGCATCTGGTTTACCAAATCTTTCAACATATTCGTTTTCACTTGAAACCGTTACGATTTCGTCCATCGGCCCTTTCTCACTAACAACCGCTATCGCACCAATTGAAGTTGATACGGCAGGGATTACATTAGTCAGATCCTTTTCAGTCACTAGAACGCCTGGTGATACTAAAAAAGCCATTTGTTTTTCTCCTTAGATTTATAGGTTTAATTAATTAAATCTTACTGAAACTATTTATAAATATCAAGTTTTACCAACCTCGTTTGACTCTCACAGGCGACCAAGTTGTTCCGTAAGCGTCTTTAAAAGTCTCTGGATCTTCTAGTCCATCATCTATAAATCCAAATGGTGCCATATCTTGTTCTAACATATTTTGTTGTTCATCTACAAGTCTTGCTCTTATGTCTTGATCTGTTAATTCTTTGAAATATGTCTGATTAGATAACCATGCAAACATAACTAAACATGTAACCAAATCATCACTAGAACCTTCTTCAGCCTCATATTTTTCTTTACCTTTGAGAATATATGTCGATAATTCTGCAATGATATCAAAGTCTTGTATAATAAGTTTATCGTGTTCTATTAATGCTTTGAGATTAGAACAACCAATCTTCTTTGTTGCTTTTGTTGTTCGTAATCCTAATTGTGATTGTTTACCACTAAATCCTGTACCGGCAATCTGTCCAGAACGACCTCGTTGATTAACCATAATCAGATTATCATATTCTAAATCATATTGCATTGTGTCAGCGACTTGACCACCAATGTCATTAACTTCAATTAACACCTCTGCTTGATTATAACTTGTCGCAATTTTATGAATAATTTGCGGAAAGATTAAAGGTTTAATTTCGTTGTTTTTATATTTTGCTACAATTTTATATGGTATGCTTGTTGCATCTGTGACAACAAACGCACTATAATCATTTACGGTGCCTCTTGCAACATCAACAGTAATTACATATCTGTGACCTTTTTGTGGCATCTCATAAACATCTAAACCTGCGTTAGATTGTGTTGGTATTATATGAGACATTGTTCTTAGTTTAGAACTATTAATAAGTGTATCAACACTACCAAGAAACTCACATTCAAACTCTGTTCTAAATTGTTGTTCACTTGTATTTTTTATTGTCTCTTGTTTCCACTTTTCGTCACGACCAGGAACTTCAGACCAATGTACTTCAATTGGTTTATAACTATTACGCTCATGTATGGCATCATTCCATAACTTATAAAACATATTCATTCCATGTGGTGTAGATACAATCATTACTTTAGAACTTTTACCAGAAGAAATTGTAGGATAAACTGAACTAAAAAATTGTTCTGCAATATTATTTGGTACATAAGCAAACTCGTCTAGAAATATTACATTATAAGAACCACCACGAACAGCACTTGATGATGTGGCAGCTGCAAGTATTCGACTACCATTCTCTAATTCTAAACTACCTTTATTCCAATTTATTATACCTTGTTGTAACCACTTAGGTAAATTTTCGTATGCAAGTTGTAGTCTACCCAATAAATCTCTAGCAATTGCAGCTTTGTTAGCAAGTATAGCTATGTTTACATTAGGATTAAATATGGCATAGTGTAATAGGTATGCAATAATTGTAGTTGATTTACCAGTCTGTCTTGGTAATTTACAAATACTAAAACGATTATTATGAAATGTATCAACCATTTCTTTTTGAAAGTTATATAATTTAAATTGTTGTAATCCGTGATCAAGTGTAACGATCTGAATATAATTTGTAATAAAGTGAATAGGGTTTTCTTGACAGCGTATAAATTCTTCTACTTGCTTTTTAGTAAACTTTACTTTTTGATTGGCTGCCTTAAGATTAGGATTACCTAGATATGTCTTTTCCATTTTTCTTTATCAATTTCTGTAATTCTGCTGTTGACCCAACAAATAAATTATTTTCAACCTTGTTGGGTCCTTTAACTACTTCATCATTTAGTTTTTTCATTTTCTCTTGTAACACCAAAAGTTTCTCTGTCACTTCACCTACATTTTTAATTAGTGTTCCTGCGACTTCATATGCTCGTGGGTGGTCGGTGTCTTTTGCCAATTGCACAATACCATCAATGGCATCTTGACCCCTTTCAACAAGATTGTATAGATTTTCACGACTATATTTGTAATCGCTATCTATATCCTCTTTTTCTTTGGGACGAGGTATAACTGGTTTATTCTCAACGGGCACGACATTTTTTTCTGTAATGTCTAGTATCTCGTTGAGTTTATCCTCAACCTTTTTCATTAGCTATCTTTATCTGTACCAGAAGCAGGATCATATGTGTCAGCATCTTGGAAAAAAGAATGTTCTTCGTTAAATCCAAAGTTATCATCAGCATCTGCTGTTGTTGGATTAGGTGCGACAACCAATCTCTGTTCTCTTTTTGCTTCGTTAACTGCGGTACTGGTATATTGATCAACCTGAACTCTTTTAATAATTTTTTGACTTGTGACAGGTCCATACAAATACATTTTTGCTGTAAAGTTTAATGTGTACATAATAACTCGTCTTTCAGTAAATGCACCATCATAACTATCTTCATATGAAACATCATTTAATACGATAGGTACATCTCTTACTACTTCTAATGTAGGTAAGACATTGAGTGTTATTGT